AGACAATGCAGTCGTGCGCAATATCTGGCAGTGGGCATTCTTGTTGGTCGGCTGGAGTTGTCGACGGAGTACCAGCAGTCGTGTACGTCCATACATCTCCAGGAATAGCGTAGCCTTCAATCATGATTCCTGAAGGCGTACTGACTGAAGGCGATGGGTAAAGCTTAATTCGGTTAGGACCAAATATCAATGCGTGTGTCGGAGTTGATGGCTGAGTGTCACGACGGTAAACATCGTTATTGCCTTCGTACCATTCAACTAAACGCATGCGCTTATAGTTGCCGTCATCGTTTAGCACCATGACGTTTTTAATGCGATACAAATCACTCGCGCAGTATTCATCTGTACCGTAAACGGTATCCAAATACCGACGACCAATGAAGCAGTCAGTTAACCTGGCTACGTCATTGGCCGTTTCGTTCACCAAGAGGTCAAGACCAAACGGATCTTGATCTAGGTCACCACTAAAATAATGCTGACCAAGAAGTCGGACTTGCCGTTTGATCTCTGCCCTTGTCATGTGCCTATTATCCCACCATCGCGTTGTCACGTCCAAGGACAAGTGACGTCTTGCTAAGGGTAACGTTAGCCACGTTAGTGTTGGTGAGCGAGAAGTAATGTACCGCCCAACGAGTCCAAGGTCGAAGGCTCTGCGTCATAGGTGTAGATACGATCTTGGTTTGAGTGTTGTTGGTAATAAGCTTCTGCACAACAGCACCAGTAGATGTACCAGTGATTGTCAGCACTGCAGGAGTTGCAGAGACGTTAGACAGTGTAAACGTCGTCTGTGTAGGCGTCGTAAACACTTGGTAAACCTGATCTGCAACAACTCCAGTTAGGCCACCCACAGCGCTCAATACGACATGATCACCGACGGATAGTCCGTGAAGTGTAGTCGTAGTAAACAAGTGAGCACTCGCCACTGTCACTAGAGCTGTAGTAGACAGAGCTGCAACACCACTTACAAGTGGAATAGCGCCGGAAATAGGCAGCCAGAGTCCACTAGGAGCTGGCGTAGATGCACCATTGTCGTATGCACCTTCCATCACAATGTAAGCACCAGCTGCTTGCGGGAATGTTACAGTTGCACCTGTGACAATGCCACCAAGTGAAACTGCACAACGTGCGTACATGTTCGCGTACGACGTGTTACCCCAGAGCGCTGGCTGGTTATTCACTGAAGAGACTTCGTTACCTGCAAGGAAGTTTGCAAATGACGAGTTATCCATCTTCGAGTTAATAAATCCGGCTACGTTTTTCGGATCGGATGCAGCTCGAAACGAACCAACACCAGCACCAGCTGCAGCTCCGTTTGCCAAGGTGACAAGACCTTGAGTGTTTGTCGGATCACCTGATGGAGTACTTGCAGTGACGGCCATCGTATTGGCGCCGCCAGCCACAGTAGTCCAAGTCCAGTTAGACAGTTTAAGATCACGTGCCATATTTTTTACCTATTCCTTTACTAGCTGACAACCACGTCAATACGACCGATTGCACGGTTGTGAGGAATCCACAAGCCAACACCCCAGTCAAACAGGACGTTGTGCATGATTCCGTTCTCAGGAGAGAGACCAAGATACTTTGGCTTGAATGGCTCAGACTGCCATCCAGTTACATATCCAGTTCCATAGCGAACCGCGTAGATAGACGTCTGGCGGTTTGCTGTTGCAACCGTGTTAATGCTTCCAGTAACGGACTGCGTTAGCGTATTGCCGATAACAGGAGTCACACCGTCTGACTTACGACCAACAGTACGAATGGTTGCATTCTTGTACTTTTCAACTGGTCGGTCAAAGCTGTCCTGGGTAATATCGAAGCCAGCTCCGATTCCCATCACGCGGATTGCCATTTCAATCTGGCGCTTACAAAGTTCAGACATGTAAAGGACAACACCATCGCCATCTGGTGCGTTCATGTTGTCAAACAGTGCCTGGACTTCAGCCATAAAACGGTTTGCACTTCCAGAACCAGCAGATCCAGTCAAAAGACCAGATGTTGCGTTTGTGGAAAGGTCAGCCGTTGACGCGATGATCATTTCACCAGGAATGTCATAATCGGATGCGTTCTTCAGACGGTAGTTAAGACCTGGGAAACAATCAGCGGTATTGCCAGCGACTGTCGATGACGGATCATTGTTAATGAATTTGTCATTGAAATCATAGGCAAAGCCTTCAAGGAACATCTGAATCTGCGACTCAACTGGGTCGACGATTGCATTTGGCTGATCCAGAATGCGGCGGTCAACAGTCAGTTTGTTGCGCAGAATGTAGAGCTGCTCTTCATACGACTTTGGCTTTGACTTAAACGTCTGTGGTTCAGCGTTAAGGCCAGTCCAGTTAGGCGTAGGAATGTTTGCGTTGAGGTAACGCATACCAGTCTGACGAAGGGTTGGGTTGGTTGAGAGTGGAATATCCTTAAGCGCGTTCCACGTCTTATGAAGCGATTTTGTGATCTCTTTGACAAGAGGGTCATTAGAAATTGCAGCATAATCCGCAAGCGTAAGGGCTCCGTTAAAATCGATTGCCATATTCTTTTACCTACATTGAGTTTCGATTACGAGAGATACCTAGAAGTTGAGAGATTGTAGACAATCCTTGACCTTGCTGTGGAGATGCTGGACGAGCTGCTGCTTGACCATTACTCATTGGGGTTGGGGCTGCCTGTCCCTGCAACTTTGTGGCTAGTTCCGGAACTAGTTTTCGAGTCAGTGCACGGATCTGTGAATCGACCGCCTGAGCTGCCTCAATTGGTTTCATGCCAGAGCGAACAAGACCTTGTACAAGTTCTGGAGCTTGGTTGGCCAACGGGTACTGAGACATTGCTTGAGATTGCTCTTGTTGCAACAAATATGTGTTGACCTTATGCATCTGCCGCTCGTAGCGCAACTTTGTGAGTTCCGCTTCTTGCTGGAGTTGCGCATTGTAAGGATCAATTACATTTGCGTCTTGTAGCTGTTGGTAGCGATTTGCAATCTCAGCTTCTTCGTTCGCTTGTTGTTGAGCGTCCAAAGCGGCCTGGATGTCAGCAGCGCTGTTATAACCAAGTTGCTTGAATTCGTCAATAACACCGCGCCAGTTATCAAACTCAGAAGTAATCTGGTCTGCTTGTTTAGCACGTTCATTGACCTCGCGAAAACGCTCGTATGGAACATTCCCTGGTGTTTCCACACCAAGCAATTCGTTCAAGTACGAATCGTTGTCTACATCTAAACCGGCGTCTACGGCACCTATCGCCCCTTGTGCCTCTTGTCCAGAATCGGCGTTCTCCTGGATAAAGCCAGCGAATGCTTCGCGCAAACCACTGTCCGTCGCCCCCGCTGGTGAATCGGGAGTTGGCATCACCATCTCGTCAGACATTAAGTTTCCCTCAATCTACCACATTAATCTTTTCTGTCACTACCATCAGGGCGTGGTTTTCCCTGACTTTCTCCGCCACCGAGTTGTTTCATCATCAACTCATGACGTAAGTCTGTTACCTTCTGAGCAGCGTACTCATCCTGCTTAGCTCTGCTCTGTGCGTTGAGCTTTTCCATGTCAGCTTCGTTCTTCATCTGCTGCTTTTGCATCTCAACCTCAGCCTTCATCTGTTCCGCTTCAGGATCAAATGACTGTTTCGGCTGTGATTGCGCATCAATCTGCTGCTGCTGCATGGCCATCTGCTGTTCCTGCATAGCCATTTGCTGCTGCTGCATCTCTTGTGCTTTCTGCTGCTGCATTGCCAAGTGGTCAAGGATTTGCGTTGTTTCAGGCAACTGCAACATCTTGACAACAAGTGCGTTTGTTTCTGGATCTGCAGGGTCACCAAACAATCCCATCTGGCGAAGCATCGCAACTTTCTGCATCTTCTGATCTGGTGAATCTTCTTGAGTTGAACCTGGAACGTAAACAACTCTATACTGACCACCGTCTCTGATTGACTCGAAGTTGATGATGCCCTGCTGTACAGGGTCTTTGGAATTCATCTGATCGTCTACAGAGCCCATGAAAGGAGCAACAGCAAACTGCTCAACGAGAGCGATTTCCCACTCTTTAATTTTTGCAGCGCTGATTTCGATGTCTGCTCTGATGTAGCTGTGTTGAGTGTTGTCTGCTCTTTGCAGCAAACGTACTGATTCAGCTGGAGTGCCAGCTTGCGCCATTCCTTGACTGACGTCATGAAGTCCGGCAATGTCAGCCATGTCCTTTTCAATAACTTGGAGAAACGGAAACAAATCCGCACTGATCCCCGGTGCACGCTGAATCGACGGAGGATGCGTGCCGGTATCGTAATAGATCTTCCTGAACTGCCTGTTCTTGTCGTCAATATCGTCTCCAGTTACATTGAATGCGTCTGCACCAATTCGAGACCTACGTTCAATAACAACGTAGTCCTTATTCTTCTCCATCTGCTCGACGGCACGGCTGTAAATGCGGTTGTACGTCAGCTGAAGATGGGTAAGGTCGTAACCTAGACTATGCCCATATGGGGTTCCACTTCGCGGTTGCCAGCGCAGAGGTACGAATGGGAACTCATCACGCTTGTTGTAAGGCCATACACCGGCGTACAACAGCGCATCGTCAGTAGTGACGATGTATCTACCTTTTGGATACTGTGAAGTAGGCTTCTCCCAGTACTCATAAACAATGGATGCATGTCGCCTGTGGTCTGCAGCGTTAAGTCGAGCCGATGTCGGCTGCACCCATCCAAGTCCAGTTCCATTAGCACCTTCTAGGTAAGCGTCTACATATCCTGCTGTCTGCCCAGTAAGAGCATTTGCCTTGACCTTCTTGCCAGCTTCGCCGTAGTTGTCCACAAACCAGGACATAGGCTTAATAGATGCGTGAATCATCCAGCGGATTTGATCGTCTGTCTGAGCGTGTGGATCTACATAGATGTTAAAACACGGCACAATCTCTTCGCATACATCGCCTAGCGGTAGCTTCTCAAACCCTTGGATCTGACCATCAATGCCCATGTAAGGCATGACTTGCTCAGCCTTGCTGTCCCACCAGATCTTCACAAACGACGTCCCGGTAACACACGCCCAGCGAACGCGCTCTTTAAGCTGTGTCTCGCGGCTAAACTTCCGCGTGTAGTGACCGGCAATGAAGTTAGCCTCATCTGCTGCAGCTCGGTCACGATCGTTGTATGACAGAGGCACAGCACGAGCATCTGGACTAACCTGTGTCAACTTGCCTACAACACCGTCAATCAACGGCCTCATCTTATTCACCGTAATGTAACGGTTACTTTCAGACGGGTCCTGAAGACTAGCGAGGTTACGTGCCTGGCTGTTAATTTTGTACCATTGACGCCCCTCGAAGAATGCAAGTGCTTGCATCCATTCAAGTTCCATTTCATGGCGAGTCCGATACGCTTTCTCAAACTGGTCTCGTACTAGCTTGGAAATCTTAATGGCTTCTTCAGTATCTTCTTCAGGAGAAACTGTCCAATCAGCTTTGTCGTGATCAATTCCAAGCTTACTAGGATCTGATAGAAGCAACTTGTCAACATCGAAGCTACCCGGTGTTCCATTGTTGTCTGGCTTCTTCATAGCCATGACTTTTGGTTTACCTGGCAGCAGGTTTTGCAACATATCTTGTAGTGCCATTAGATGTACTTATCCCCGTAATGAATGAATGGCAGTTCTATCCCCATCCCTGTAATACGCTTCAATTGCAAGTATACGATAACACTAATGTACAAGTTAACTATTGTGACAATTGAAACCACATAGATCATACAAAGTCCTCCGGTGATTTTTTGACAAGCCACGTAGGATTAAACTTCCCTTGTGACTGAACTGAATCACAAGACACAGGATACTCACGCCACATGACGCCGTATCGACAGGAGTCGAGCGCGTGGTCTGATTTCGTACCGTTGTCGAGGTCTTCTGGATCTCGAGGATCAGCCATCGCAGCTTCCAATTCACGAATCAAGTTAGGGCATCCATTGCGCAAGATTCTGAACTTTGGCGTAACAGCTCCGTCTGTCATTCTTGTTGCTGACAACCATTCCTTGACCCGGCGCCATCCAGCCTTGCGGTCTTTGACAGCTCTTACAGCTGGCATACCCTTACGCCACCAGACCTCGACAGGATACTCACCAATGCGTTGTGCTGGGTTGTCTGGCGGGAACGTGTTACCCCAGTCGAACGCAATAGCTTCAAGCCTTGTCTTCCATTCACCAGTGCGGCGCTCTGGATCAACCGGCTCAGCCATCTTAAACTTCTCAAGCAACTCTAGCGCAGCCTCAGCCTGTTGGCTGGAAACCATACCTGCCTTATAGATCTCTCCAATGACGTACACGTTTTCATGCTCGTCACTGCAGTACAGATAAAATGCACATGGAGCGTTAGTACCAAAGTCGTGGCTTGCCCAGTATCTCCACCAAGGCTTAAAGTCAATGGTGTCAACTACGTGCCAAGGATTACCCTTATCGTCGTGCTGCTTGAATTCAGGGAAGAACCGTCCACCGACACCAACATCGTGCTGGCACTCGCGCAAGAATGAAATGAGACCGTACGTATCAATCTCTTGTTGGCACACCTCAAGGTCTTTGTGCTTCCATGAAGGAGTGCCGCTAGTAATTCTGTAACCCATACGCCCGTCTTCTTTTTCGACAGGCTCGTAGCGAAGGTCATTAATGGCCGGGACAATAGGGCTTTGCACGCGATTCTGCAGCATGTCCAGCTCTCCAGACAACACCTGAGACATAACACTGTTGGCGTGAATACGGTTTTGCACAAATACGACAGCGCAGTCGTTTGACTTTGCTGGCAAAATAGTTTGCGTGATTGTTGCTACTTTTTTCTCGACTCGATTAACTGAGTCATCCAACTCATCAATGTCGTCCAGGATAATGAAATCTGGACGAAGATGGTCCAACTTAACACCACGAGCACCAGTATCGAGCCCAAAAGCAAGAACGTTAAACCCGTTAGCAGTCCTAAGCTTTGACGCATTCCAGCCCTTAGAAAAGCCATACTTGTTCATAGCCCTTTCAATTCCACAGCGTTCCATTGCGTTGGCAATGTCAGTTACGTGGCGGTCGGCTGCTTCCTGTGTACTGCACACGTAGAGAAGAAACCTACGGGTACCTTTCACAGCAATGCGAGCTGAGATAAGTTCCATCGTGGTGCTTTTGCCGCCACCACGGAACCAACACTCAATAAGTGCAGGTGGCGTTACCCCCTGCTCGAGTCCTTCAGCCCAATCCCAGGCGCGTTTGTGATGTGGTGCAAGCTCTGATGACGCAGCGTGCGGGGCAAACGTTTTGAGCCACGTGAGGTAGTCCAGTTCTGATCCGTTAATCTTGAATGCCTTTCCACTGTCGTAGTCACCAGTTTCAATAACTTCTTTCAGCCTGGCGTCCATTGCTTCAAGCAAAGCATGCGTCAACGGTTTATCCGGACGAGCAAATTGCTTGAACTTCTTTGGAGTCATCTTCTCCAGATCACGCAGATTCATCAATTACCTCCGCGTCGATGACTTCATCATCTTCACTCTTGTACACCTTCAATAGCCTCTGTACCCCGGCTCGAATAGCAATTAACTCCTCAGCGTTATGTACATTCTCGCGCACGATGTCTAGTACTTGCATTGCAAGGCTAAATGCTTGATCAACTTCCAGTGTATAAGCTTTCTGATGCATCATCTTATGCTCGGCTTCTACAATGCCGACGCGTTTCTCTATAAGTTCAATAACGTCTCTGGACGCTGCGTACTGATCAAGTGTTTCAGTCAACACATCGCCAATCTGTTCAAACGAGTCGATGAAGTCTGGAGACCCCAATTTACTATGAGCCAACGAGTAAGCCGCTTGCACTTTTTTGTATTGGTCAATACCAACACCTTCGGCGGCTGCTTCTGCCCGGGCGTCCATGATGGCTGTGATAAAGGCAGCATCGTCCTTTAGGCTGAATAAGTCAGGGTCTTCTCGTAGTGTTTCGATCTTCTTTAGTAAGTCTTTGCCTACATTGCTAAACCTTTTGTAGTTCTTGGAATCAAGGCCGGTAATGAAGTTAGGGTGAGCTGGCCCTATGAGAGACCTGCCGCCATGATGACCGCAATAATCACGACCCTTAAGAGCCATAGCATTACACGGGCGTGGTCCATTTTCATCAACTGTTGTCCCATTGCACAGCAATACTTTCCGGTTATCTGTAACTCTGTACCGTTTACCGTCGATTGTTACTATGTCTGACATGCATTAATAATACCAACTTACTAGCGGATGATGTACGGTCTACGGCCCGTTCTGTCAGACAAGTCGTACCAATTCTCGGTCATAGGCCCAGCCTTTAACGATCCAAAAGGTACGTCATTTGCAGTGTTGTAGTATCTGATAATGTCACCTGGGTTGAATGAATTGCGTGCATTATTCAACTTTGTCATTTCATGAACAATTCTTGCAACTTGTTTTGGATCGTTATTTGCTGCTTTTAAAACACGAGGGTCAGTGCGCATTTTTTGCTGGAAAGCAATAGTTTCTTTATGCCTTGCTGCTGCTCGTTGCTGCAAAGCTTCCCAGTCTTCAAATGGTTTACTGGCTGCCGCATCTTGAGCTTCTTCAGTTTGCTTCATTCCCTGATTGTGCTTTACAGCAGCTTCTAAGTATGGATCGTACATGTTACCCATACTGCCCATACCAGACATGCCCCATGGACTTAATGTGAATTTTGTCTCTGGTACATATCCTCTTGAGTGTGAGCCTTGACCTAAAAAAGGTGGAGCCATAGGGATTCCTCCTATGTTTCCAGCAAAATCTCTAACTTTCTGCAACGTTTTAACTACTGAGGCAGAAGGGTTAAAATCTGATGCATACTTCTCCATAGCAACCTTGGGTGGATCAAATAGCATATCCATCCAGTTAACAGCTTGATCGTAAGCACCCGGAGCAATAGCTTTTGCCATAGGAGCAATTTTTCCTCGGCCTGCTTTTAGCAAACCAAGCATCTGCTTAGCGATAAGAGTTTCGTTACCCACTGTTTATGCTACTTTCCGCCATCGCGTTGTTTTGCAAAAGTCATCCAAAAAGATTGAATCTTTTTCTTTTTTTCTTCATATTTTGGGTCTTGCCACCACCCTTCGGATTGCGCCTTATTTACAACTGCATTGTAAATATCTTGGCCTTTCTGATACTCATTACCTTGCTTTCCTGCAATACTATTCCACTGTTTAAGTGACCATGATTGTAATGCGTCTGGTTCAGTACCTGTTGCTGCTGGCTTTGGAGCTTTTTTTGCTGTTACTGCCGCATCTTTCTCAGCACCCTTACCTCTAAGGTAGTTGTAACCAAGCATTGCACCAGTGCCAACTATTGATCCACCTGTCACCCACTTGTTTAACTTACCAAGGTTAACATCACCAACCTTGAGGTCTGGATTAAATGATTGTGTACCTTTAAGCCCGAGTGCTCTCCCAGCGTCAGCGGCAGCTGCATTCATGCCAAGCCTTGTCCTTGGTACCTTGATGTCACCAACACTGGCAGCGTTATTCGCGGCGTTGCTAATAACACTTGTTTGCCGTACAGACAAAGGATCTTGCCAACCCATTCCAGCAAGTTGCTCAACATGCTGCGCGTTTGCTGGGTCAAACGCAACTTTCGGGTTAGCTGCTTGCCAAGCCTTTGTAGCCACTGCATTCTTAGCTTGAACAGTTGCTTGACTACCAATGTTTGCCGCTACTTCAGGAGAAACATTCCCAGTTACGTTAAACATCTTTAAGATTCTGTCTATTAACGTCGGGTCGGTTTTGTTTCCAGCTTGCTTTTCAGCTGCCATCCTCATAATACGACCTGTGCGTTCAGCAGGACTTACTTTTGTTTGACCTGTAGGGTCATATCGACTATTAACGTTGGCAGGATTAAACGTATCCATTGCTTCCGTAAATTGATCTTGTATTGCCTGGTATCCGGCAGGGTCGTATTTCTCAAGAAATCTGTCCCGTATTGTTGGTGATGGCTCTGGCATCGGTCCTTGCTGAGGCGTGAACTGGGGTGTGCCAGGTGCAGCCACGTCAAAATATCGCTGAGTCTCTATTGCGCCAGGGAATGAAGTAGTCGTTCCTCGAGCCGCAGGATTTGTTGGGTCCGTAAATATTGACATAGACCCCTGTGGTTGACTGAAATTAGGTGGTGTTAAACCAAATGGAAGGACATCTCTTTGTAGCCTTCCTAAATCAGTTATGTCTTCATTAAATTGTTGTCTAGCAATCGGAACACTTTGTCCACCTCGGAAAAATGTGCTAGTTGGTTCAGTACCTGGCATACGTCCAATGATAGGAGCAGCTGCTCCCGGTAACTCAGTAACAGGTAATTGAGGGTTGACGCGTAATTGACCACTTGGCACAATTATTGCGTCTAACTTTGCTATTTGGTCATTAATAGCCTTTATTTGCTGTTGTTTAGCGTCCCATGCGATAGCGGCATCTCTGCTTGCTTGAGTTCTTCCTCGCTTTGGCTTTTCTCCAAGCTCTTTATTTAATTTATTACGAGATGCTACTAACCTGCTCCGCTCTTTTCCAAGTTCTGGAATACGTTTAGATATAGCCTCGTTAATTCCAATGCCAGTGCCTCTTAGCTTGTCATCTCTATTCATGCCAATAACTTGTTGTGATATTTCGGCATCGATACGTTTTGCAGCAGAAGCGGCCTTTGCTGCTTCAGATCTTTTAACACGTGCGTTATATGCAGCAGTAGATTGTTTCTGCTTAGCCGCAACTTGTCTTTTTTGCTCTGGAACAAATTTCCTGCGAGCACTTTTATTAACAGCAGTAGGACTTATAGCCTCTGTAATTGGCTGCGTAATCCCAGACGTTACCTTCTTAAGGCGCTGTACTTCTGATGCAACAAGGTCATGTATTTGCTGTCTCAGTGCAGGATCTAGCGCAGCATTCCTGACGTCCTTGCCAGTAATTGTGGTTTTTACACGTTTTTGATCAGGAGCAAACTGTTTGGTTTGATCTAATGCGGTTTTACCTACAACCGACTTGCCGCCTTTAGCTAAAAATTCTTTTCCAAGATCCCCGCGCTCCATCATTTTGAGGATCTTGGCACCGACGATTTGCTTGCGTCCTGCTTCAGCAACAGGAATGCCCAACAACCCAGCTAAACCGATAGCTGCAGTGGTTTTTAAATCCCTGCTTGTTTTCTCATCATCTTTAGTGAGTTGTTCTTGTGGCATAATTAGTTCCCTGGTCCGTAAGGAGACTTGCGTGCAGCAAGACCCATGAGATTATTCATAGACATGCGCTGTGAGATCCCTGTGAGGCCATTCTGCGCCCTTGCCATGTTTAAGCGACGATTACCCTGCATTGGCATTTGCCGGGTGCTTTGAGGCTGATTTGGTAGTACCACCTTCACCTCTTCTTCGGTAGGTACTACTTTCCTACTTGCCACGCATGAATCCCATAGGCATAGACTTCTTGCCCTTAGACTTAGAATCCATACCCTTCTTCATGCCCTTCTGCATGCCCATCATTTGACCCATGGACTTGCCTTCGCAACCTGGACACTTGCCGCCAACCATTCCCTTACCGCATCCCTTGCACTTCATTTCTTCTTCCCCTTTTCATAACCCTTACCAATAACGATGTTGCCGTCCTTGACATGTTCTTTTTGTTCCATGCGCTGGATCTGCTTCATAGACGGTTTATTCTTGAGGCCGTGTTCCTTTTGCTCCATAGATGGCAGATCTTTAACGCCTGGCTTTTGCTTCAAGCCATGCTCTTTCTGCTCAATCCCAAGCAGTTTACGCATACTCAAGTGATTGACATGCTTGTTCATCTGTCCAATAGCCATTACTTCCCCTTTGGCATGCCAAGCATGCTCCTCATTGAAGGTGCTGATAAATTTGTTTTAGCATATGGATTAGAACTAAATGACGGACCACCAAAATTCCCACTAAATTTAGTTCGTTTATAACCAGTAGCCTTATCTAATTCCGCAATATTATAAGCAGCTGTAACAGCTGGATTATTTTGTGCTACCGCAGTCATAGCGGTTGCAGTGTTTTTAACCATCTTTCCAGCTTCAGCTCCTGCACGAGACAATGGAGTTGATTGTTTTATTGGTGCAGGTGCACTTGCTGCAGCTTTAGCTTGTGTAGATAGCTTTCCACGTAAGTACTTTGCGTTTCCTGCATCTCTGGTAGTGACTGTTTTTTCAGATGTTTTACTAGCAGTTGATTCAATTTTAGCAACTACTGGTTTTGGCAACCGGGTTTTAGCTGATTTTAATCCAGTGCCAACTTTGAGCCCTGCTTCTTTTCCTGCTTTAGTCAACAGCCGCGATTCAACTTGTCGACCAGTAGGTGACGTAGTCCTGACATTACCAGTTACTTTGGAAGGCTTATCCACTAACCCAGTGGCAGATCGTGTCAAAGGTTTTACACCAGCTTCTTTAAGGTTTTCACGCTGTGCGTATGACCTATCACGACGAATACCTTTGTCACCGGTTTCTTCGTATCGCTTAACCACTGCGTCTGGTGTTTTTTCAGTTATACCTTGTGGCATGTCTATGATTCCTGTGTGTTATACTTACTTGCTAATACTGCATGTATTACATAACCAGATTGTACATCAAGGAATATTCATATGGAAGAAGAAACACCAGGCCGACGTGAAGGCGAATATTTTGATGGTTTTGAGTGGAAGAAGGTCGGTGAAGAAACCGAAACTGAAGCCGTAAAACCAACTGATGGATCGTACGAGCTCAGTCCACGCGAGAAGGAAATCGTAAAGATGATGTCCGGAGGCATGACTGCTAAGCAGATGGCTCAGTCGCTTCTGATCAGCCACAGGACCGTTCAATTCCACATGGATGCAATGTACTGGAAGCTTGGTTGTAGTGGCCGTGGTGCCCGTGTACAGGCCGTACAGAAGGCACGTAAGCTAGGCTACATCAAGTAACGATTAATCCCACTTAGCTCAGCGGTAGAGCATCCGGCTGTTAACCGGAGGGTCGCTGGTTCGATCCCAGCAGTGGGAGTACAATGCGCCATGGGCGTAACTAAAAAGCATCAAAACCCAGCAGGTGGTCTCAATTCTGCAGGTCGCGCATATTTCAAGAAAACGACTGGCGCCAACCTCAAACCACCTGCCCCAAACCCAAAAACACCTAAAGATGCAGCTAGACGGAAGTCTTTCTGTGCTCGCATGTCAGGCATGAAGGCCAAGAACACATCGAGTAAGACAGCAAACGATCCGAATAGCCGCATCAATAAGTCACTCAGAGCCTGGGACTGTTAATCCCATCCGGTATTGATGAACATTGGTGTCATCTCACCCACGTAAGTGCTAAATGTGTTGAACTCGAGGAATTCAATGGCTTCTTCATCAGATAGACCGTCTTGTTCCATGAGTGCACGAACGCATTTTTCTTTACTGTACACAGCCACGCCATCGTCAGTAACACCAAGAAATCCAGCATCTAGCCCATCAGCCAGTAATGTGCCAGCTTCATCGCCTACTGCACTTTCGCAGATCTCGTTGATCCGCTCGCGTGTCATGCGAATGGGTCCTCAATGTCATCTGTTGCTACAGGCGCTGAAGTTCGGGTGGGTTGTTCCCCGCCCTCGACCTTCCGTGAGTCAAGAGGATGAATCTCATCGATAACGATCTCCCAGACCTTCCGTTTAGTTCCATCCTTGGCGTCATACGAGCGTACACGGAGCTGCCCAACGAGTGCGACCATGCGTCCCTTGTTCAAGTACGTCTCAACAAACTCCGCCGTCTTCCCAAACGCCGTACAGTCAAAGAAGTCCGTCTCTTTTTCACGGCCCTTGCGATCTACTGCTACACGTACCTTGGTGATAGATGTGCTACCCGACGTCTGAACTGGCTCAGGGTCTGCCACCATGCGTCCAGTTAGAATAACTTTATTCAGCATTTACAATTCCTTGTTCAGGTTGTCTAAAAACCTGTTTTCGACTTCTTTTTTGATGTGATCAGCTACATGATTAGCAACAACTGGCGTGTGTGAGCGCACGATGTTGAGGGCAATAAGGTAACCACGTAGGTAGTCACGATCTACCTGGAGTACTTCCGCCATCTTCTCGATGTTTGGGTCTGTTGGCATACGCTTTCCAGCGCACCATGTCGAGATAGTTGGGGCATCAACACCCATGTAGTCTGAGAATCTTCGCTGCGACAGGCGTTGCTTGTCTAGAAGATTGTGGATCAGTGTCTTTGGTTCGTACGGACGTTCCATTTTACCTCCTTAGTAAAAATAGTTAACGTCTGGATTATATCATTTTGCCTTTTAAAACTAAAAAGCCTAGCACTGTGATGCTAGGCTTTCCATTTGGCTAGTTGTTAGTTACTTCAAACGTAAACATTATACCTAAAAGTCTAATGCGATAAACCCACCTTTAGAACCAAGTTCTGACCAGTTTCGCACCTTTGGGTAGTAACCATCACCATCACGATCTACGAACTCTGAGTCAGCTAATTCAGGAGAAGTATTGCCCTCTACGGTGTGTACTCCCCAGTCGCCGACCTTATCTACCATTCCCATGTGAGCGTGTCGCCCCATCTGTGGGAAATAGAAACAGACGAGGTCGCCTTCTTTTACCAAGGAAGGATCAGCTTTTGCCTGAGCTACGCTAATCCACTTCTTGGTACGGTATGCCCATGCTACGTAGTCTGGTGTGTACCCAGTGCGTGGCATAGTCACATCGTATGTGAACCCTAGTTCTGTTGCTGCCTGTTTTAGTCTGAATCGAACCACAGCAACGCACCATGGAGCCCCGGGTGGAAGAATAGGAACGCAACTTGCGAGATAAGATTCAACTGATTTGCCGCGATTTTCTCCACCTTCTTCAGTTACTCCAATGTTCAAACGGGAATTGCGGATCGCTCTTAGCGCAATCGGCCTGTTGGTTGCTCGGTTCATTGTCGGTGTCCTTATACTTTTGATGCAATTTAACTAGCTCGATGACCATACCGCATAGGGTTTTGTTCTTGGAAATGGCGTACACGAGGTACCAGATAGCCTTAAGAAGGTCTGACTCACGTGTGTTGTTTTCCTTTTTTCCCCTCCGGTAGAGATACTTGAGTGCGCTGAACTCATAACGGTCCAGATCCCACGCATCTGCAATATCTACAGGTTGCGTGTCACGTGCAACCATGTAGTGGCTATTAAGAGCCGGTGCTTCCAAATCCGTTTTGCCCACGCTTCGATTCCTCCTCAAAAAGATCCATGGTTACTGTCTCGTGCAGTTCTACGTCTGGCAGCTTGTTGACGACTGCCTGTGCGATTCTGGCGCCTGGCTCAACGTGGAATACGTCACTGCCAGCGTTATACAGGATCACACAGATCTCGCCCTGGTAATCACAGTCAATAGTGCCTGGACTGTTTAGTACCATCACACCGTTTTTGGCAGCGAGTCCGCTGCGACTTCTAATCTGGATCTCATATCCTTGAGGGATACTAATCTTGATGCCAGTCTTGACGATAGCGTGCTTTCCTGGCTGAATACTAACCCTGTCAGCTGTGCCATTTGCAAGGTCGTAACCTGCTGCTCCTGGAGTCTGTTTCTCCATCTTCTGTGCCCGTGAACGATCGCGCATGCGTATGTAAGCAATCTGTACCAATTAACGCTTTCCCCCTTCGTAATCCACACCAAACCCAGCAATCTTAAGCGCATCAGCTAAGCTCTGGCCATTCATGACAACAGTGCCTAGTATTCGCCCATACTTGTCCTCACGGTGATTCTTTACGACTACAACGAACTGATCCTTGGCTGAGGTCCAGTTGATCGTAAATTCTTTTGCGGCAACCCCTTCGGGCGTATCTTTCTCCGGGCAGTTGATATGTTCCAGCCTGATCTTCCTGGCCGCAAGGATGACGCCAAACCCAAGATCTAGGTCAGCTTTAATTGTGTCGCCGTCAACAACAGATATGTTCCTAAGAGCGTATTGATATAAGGTTGCTTTCATACAACCAGTATAGCGCTTTAGGCTTAGCCCATTAGCATCTGTTGCATGCCTAGTTGAGGCTGAGGCGGCATGTAATCCGACAATTGGTCCTGCATCATCATGTCAATCATTCGGCTACCGCTTGGATCAATTTCTGCACGGCGACGGCCTGGACCATATTTAGCGTTCCACTTACTCTGCAGGAATGCTTCCAGAGCAGCTGGATCCTTCATACCTTGATAAGGAGTATCTGGCGGATATACATGAACATTGTGCATCTGGTGGCCATAAGCTCTAGCGATATCGCCTTCATTAGCACCGTGGCCTAGATCAATTCTATTGCCCTTTATACGTCCACCAGTATCATCGGCAGTAGCCCAGCCATAACCAGGAATGAATACAACGCTACGGAAAGGGATGATTGATGGATCTACAGCAATGCGACCACGACCTACTGGGTTACCACGCCGTGTAACCATTCCGCCTTGCATTGGGTCTTGGTGTGCGTAGTAGGCGCTGACGTCAGCGTTCATTACTCGGCCAGGTGACGCATACTTTCTGTCCATACTTCATTATACGCGCAAAAAGATCACCGACGGACTCGAACCGTCACCGTAGAGTCGAAGTCTACGGACTACCCCAGCTGTTTTCAAATAGGCAGGTAGTTGGTGATCTTTTTTTTGCGAAGGTCGGACTTGCTGGAACCTGTGCGTTCCTATAATACCATCCAAACAGGATTAACTTGTCGTTTAAGTCATATGTAGTAACAAGAGGAGGCCTCGACACCGTCCATTTACAAGACTCAGACTTTCACTGAACCTATGTTTTTCCATTAAACTACCTTGTTACTCGAAAATAATATCATTTTGCTATCGTCCTACGAAGTGTTTCCAAAGCCACTCAGCAAATATGATACCTATAACAAAACCTGTATATGGAACTACTCGCTGCAACACCTTAATCCAAAACTGTCTCATTCCACTATCTCCCAATCATCTTCCATAAAGTCATTCAAAATTTCCTCCGTCAAAATAACTGCATCCTCTGGATAGTAACAATCTTCTCCCCGTTTACGGTGGTAGCCTAGTGATGGACATATGCTTTTACGGTCGTCAGATACTCTGAGATATTCATCATCTTTCCATTCTGCACGTTTAACTTTATTGTAACTATTTCGCAACCACTCAAGTGCTTCAAGCCCAGTCATTTACAGCCTCCCAAGTAAGTACAACCCAGTCCTTTGCAAGTAGATCCTCAAGCGCTAGGTCAAGCCTGAAGGTTATGACTTCACATCCAGTTTCTGTATTGACCATCACGAACCATTTAGTTGGCTCATCAATGGCGCAGTAGTAATAAAGCTTTTCAGGCCACACTACACGCCTAAATGGTAAGCCATTTTTTATGTGGCCCAAGCAGCTATCCAGAGAAGATCGCTTGAGTTTAACCTCACCCTTACGCATAGCTGACTGAATCCTGTATATGTGCGTGTTACTTATGCCAAACTGCCAAGCAACAGACTGCGGCTTGACACCCTCAGCCAACATCGCCCGGATCTCATTTAGCTTTGCCTCACTCAGCTTCTTCCGCTTGTCCATTAACTGCCTCCAAAGCCTTGTACTTCTCAACAACTACACGGATAGCACTGTCACCCCAAGGTACCTTCATTGGTGGGCTTGGAATACCAAGCTCCAACAATGAAGCACTCATCTGACGACGACTCATGCCTTCCTTATACCAGAGCCAAATCATCTCCTGCGTAGAAATACTAATGTGATCGATCAGTCGCGTAAACGGACGATAATCACGCTGAGTGCTACTACGCTTGCAAACACTACCAATAGTACGCGCATTACTTAAACCCACTTAGACCACCATGACTTCTTCTTTGCCACTGGCATCAACACAGGACGAGTACCAATATCAACCAACTCGTCAACAGAACCACTCATCGCCAAACTTAACTGATCACAATTGCAGCCATTCTCCACCTGCATGTTGCGACGGAAAACCTCAACCCGATACTGCATCAACAGCATGTCAGACAATAGCTGCTCATAGTCATCTCGTAAACATTCTTTTTTCATCATAAACTCCTGTGCTCGTAAGTATAACATGTTTATTGGGGGATGCAATGAAATTTTAGGGGAGGTGGTTCTCCGGCGGGAGAAAGAGGAGTTGGGGATGATGATCTGTAGGCGTCTGTTACATATTTTTTATATATAGTATGGGGGAGGCTTGCCATGTGGGGGTACAGGGTAGCTAGGGGAGGGGAGGGGGTAGGGGTGGAGGGGGGTGTAAAAAAATGCATCACGACACCACGCAAGTATACGTATAGTGCTAAGATGCTAGCGAACTACATAGCGCACGTAAGTATATATATCTTTAGAATAGGTCTGTCGCGTGGTGTATTGCATATATAGTGTAACAAAGTTTATACACTGATATATATCTTTAGTTACATTGGATAACACTATGCAACCTTGCATCTTTGACCTATCGGCTCGCTTCTCTGCACTGAAGAATATGATTGCAGATTCTAATCTGCGCGAGTTGGTGGAGCGCACCATTCCCGTTGGATTCTACAACGCGCCCGGCGCGATGAAACATCATCACAACTACCAACACGGCTTGTGGCAACACACTGTCGAGGTAGCAGAGTATGCGGTGTCAATGCTTGAATGCAATACCGATGAGTACACCGATTACGATATGGATGTGTTGCTGGTCGCATCCCTGCTACATGATGTAGCGAAGGTGGATGAGTACAGCATCGACATCACAACCGGCAAGATTATGTACGGTGACTTCAGCATCGGACACGTTATCAAGAGCGTCATGTGGATGGTAGACGCTAACGGCACATCGGAGCGAGTCCTTGCCAAACCAAAAATGATAGACCGGATTGCAGAGGTAATGCTTGCACATCACGGTTTCACGGACTGGGGAACACCCAAGTCTTGTGCAGTGGATAATAAACGTGCAACGTTGTTGCAGGCTATTATCCATTCGGCGGATATGGCATCCGCTGGGAAATAACTTGGAGGGCGAAAGCCCTCCCTTTTTTTGTGCCGAGCTGCCCCACATCGCCCCGTCGGTATAGCGTGAGTGTTACTTTGCCACGATCTACACTAGCCACGTAAGTATATATATTGTTAGAATAGGCGTTTAGCGTAGCATATTGCATATAGAGTGTACGGTGAAAGCCGATACTTGTTCGGAGGTTTCCAATATGGAATGGGTCATTCCAGCCCTTGGCTGGTGCGCTTTGTATGGCGCAATCTTCTTCGTCATGGTGTTCTTTTCATCACTGCTGGAGTCACTATGGTGGCACTACAAGAACCCAGGGTGTTGCACTCGATGTCGTCAACACATCGAGACAGAAGAGAATCGCTTCTTTTGCTGGTGCGATTGCCTCGCTGATGAAATCAGTGAGCAATGTCAATGCCAGTGCCGTTGCTACTTGAAGAAGTAGCGCAGAGGGGCTTCGGCCCCTCTTTTTTGTGCCAAAAGTCGCCCCACCGCACCCCGTCAGTATAGCTGCGTTGTTATCTGCCCAGGATCTACATGCACCAGGTAAGTATATATATCTTTAGAATAGGCGTGTAGCGTACTGTATTGCATATAAAGTGTCGGTAGAAAGAAAGGTTTTAGTATGTTAGTTATGATTCTTGCGGTGCTATGCTCCGCGATGCTTCTCGTCACTGTTATCGCTGTTGGAAAGTATATGGAGATGACACATCATGCCAATAGTCTTCAACGCTCTGTTGATATCTACACAGCACGGTCTGCACGAGACTGGAAAAACATCCAGACATTGCTACGTCATGTCAAGGAACACAAAGAGTTTGGCGAGTTTGCAATGAACGATGCTAAACAACAGCGTGAACGCGCTGAGATGTATCAGAACCTGTACAGTCAAGCGGTTATGGAAAAGAAGACACACCTTCGCACCATTGCTGACTTGAAGTCTGAATGCAAGGTACTTGAAGACGACCTGCGTTCATACGTAGCTAAGTTCGAGGCTGATTTCTAATACTGAAGAGGGCGCACCGACCGCCCTCTTTTTTTTGTGCCAAAAAATGCACACGCACACCCCGCCGGTATAGATGTGTTGCTATTGGGCCTCGATCTACATGCGCCACGTAAGTATATATCTGTGTCTAATAGGCGTTCGGCGTAGTGTAATGCATATATTGTGTAGCCAAGGAGGCTACGTATCATGCAGTATGTTGTTCAACGGCGGAACGCGCTCGGCAGACTCGAGTGGTTAGGCGAGTTTGCTAAACTCAATGAGGCGCTCGCCAAAGTCAAGGAAATCAATCGTGACCGTGGACGTTGCTATAAGTTATACCCAGCGTATATCTATGACACAGCCGACGGTTGCATCTATCGTCAAAAAGACCTCAACGGGTATCAATGCATATTTGTTGGCGGCTCCTCGTATAGCATTGGCGAACCTGAATACTTCAAGAGTATTCCAGCAATCAAGAATGCATTGTGGCGCAGGTTGAATGACCAACGGATGTATCCATGCCTTGACAACGATGCCTACTTTGAATGCTACGTTGGGGAAGTCGGCGACTATCCTGACTTCATCATCAAAGTCGGTCCACGAGGCGGAATGGTAAAGGAGAACTGCTAACTCAGAGGGGCTTCGGCCCCTCTTTTTTTGTCATTCGACGCCCACCAACGCCCCGTCAGTATAGACGAGAGTAGTGGATCAGCACGATCTACACTCAGCACGTAAGTATATATATTGTTGTAATAGGCGCGTGGCGTAGTTTATTGCATATAAAGTGTACGGCGAAAGCCGATACTCAATCGGAGGTTTGCCTATCATGGCAGAACACAAAACAGACCGCGAGCAATGGCTCGCAATGATTCAGCACGACACAGGGCGGCACTTTCTAGACTCGGGCGGCGCCTATGGGCGGCACTTTGAGCGCAACGCAGGTTTGACCCTTGCCGATGTCGATTGGGACTTTCGTTTGAACGTCCGCGCTTACGGTTGGGACATCACCCGCAACGTTGTTGATGCTTTGTGCACATTCTTCACCATTGACAATGAGTACACAGACACTCTCAATGCCGTTGCGGAAACTATGCCTGATGCATCATGGGGTGAAGTGGTAGAACACTTCTTCACAAAAAGCCTGATGGCAAAAAGCGTAGGTGCTCACAACACGTACAACAATGAAAGCTTCCTTTCACAAGAAGTCCTGTACTACAACTGTAGTATTGAGGGTGGCGAATGTGATTGGGACGACGTCACGTTGTATGCAGTAATGACCCACAACGGGTGTGATGCACGCGGCGGATATTCCTATCCTGTAATCGCAAGGCTACAAGATGAGGACGCATGGTTTGACGTTGCGTGTTGCGACCTGCGGTGCAGTGCCGGTCACGGATTCTATACCGATGACACGTGGAACTGGTACGGTCACAACAGCGAGGGCAACTACAAGAGTGATGACTTCAAAGTCATCAAAGCGAGCACGCCTTGGTTGCAGTGCCCTGTACCAGGGTGCCGTTGCAAGGTGACCTTGTAACTTGGTGGGGGCTTCGGCTCCCACCTTTTTTTGTGTGCCAAACCCCACAGCCGCCCCGCAAGTATGGATGTGGTATCAATGTCGCACGATCTACATCGCGCACGTAAGTATATATCTATCTGTGGTTGGTGCGACGCGTGTTGTAATGCATATATTGTGTAGCATAGGAGGCTACGTATGATGGAAAAACTTATGTCGGAAGCGTACCGCGTCATGACGATTGGGATGCTCATTGACCACATCGAGAAAGGTATCGAGGCACAAGACCTTGAACCAATAATGCTCACAATAGATGAAGTCTATGAGATGTTCACAGACACAAACGTAGACGTCACAGTCGATGGTAATCACCTCGGAACCATGGTTGGTCTTCGGTGGGCTCTTGAGATGTTGCGTGAATCTCAAGACGTTATTTGGCAGGTCGCATACAACCATGACTTTGGACGTGATGAATGGACAAAAGCCATTAATCATGTCGAAGCAATGCTTCAGAAAGAAGATGACCCATGCGCTTGGGCATTGCTGGTTACTGACTAATAGAGGGGAGGCGAAAGCCTCCTCTTTTTTTGTGCCAAACCCCACGCTCACCCCGCAAGTACAGATGAGGTGGTGTTGGCCCACGATCTACACGGCCCACGTAAGTATATGTATCTTTGGAATAGGCGTGTGACGTACCATAATGCATATATTGTGTAGCATAGGAGGCTACATTGTTATGACAGAGACACAACGGAAGGTGTTCGACGCCTTCACCGCATCCGCGAAGGCGTGGTTCACCATGGAAGCGGAACGCCTTGAATGGCACAAGATTGAGCACATTCAACACCATTGCAAGACGTATCTTGCAACCTACTTCGACGAAATCGAGGATGGCGAAACCTGCGTAGACAATCGTTTAGTGCTTGAGATTGGCGTGTTTCATGACTGTGAGCATCGACCAGGCACAGAGTGCACAGGATGCTCTGAAGTAGAAAGCATCTACTACAGCATCGGCGGCGATTCAGCTAGTGAAGAACTTTTGATGGAATGGGCGGATTTGTTCAACGCTGACCCGTCCGACTTTATGCCTGACATGCTGGGATGGGATGGCAATCCTTTACCCGAGGATGGCGACGACGACGAGGACGACATCATCCGGTGTGACTGGGATGACTATGATGACGACGACCCAGACGGCGACTTCGACTTCGCAGACCCAACCGGCGTCTCATCGTTACGGCGTGCAACGGCAAGCAATCCGCGCAACCTGCCATGCGGACAATGCGGTCGTGAGAATGTCTTGACACCCAAGGACAAACACCTTGGATATGTCTGCGACACATGCGCAAACCAGAACGAAAAGGGCTGGTAACTCAGAGGGGCTTCGGCCCCTCTTTTTTTTGTCGCTGCGCTGCCCCCACTCACCCCGTCAGTATAGGTGGAGTGTCAAAGCTGGCACGATCTACACGCTGCACGTAAGTATATATCTGTATCTAATAGGCGCATCGCGTCACATATTGCATATAAAGTGTAGCCAAGGAGGCTACATCAAATGGTTAAGTTTTTGATCGCTCTTGCTGAGTTGTTCAGCACATTCGCCGCTAAGTTGCACAACCTCTCTGAGGAAGTGCCATCCGAGTCCATTGACCACGAGGCAGTCCTTGACATCGTGCAAGATGCCATCAATGAAGGTCACCTCAAGTTGCCTTCCAATGAGGAGGCTATCAACGCAGAAGACGTCTACGGTCTTGATCGTTTTGTTACCGAGCAGATCGACACTCATGACTTTGACTACAAGTTTGATGTTCGTCAGTTTGATGAGCAGACAATGGCGTTAATCATGTCGTACGCGTTTGAGAACCGCATTGATACAGCATGCATCTCATGGCATGAAGAATGCAGAGAGATGAGAGAGCACATGTTCCGCCGATACGAAATCTGGCGCAACCACAAGATCGAGCGCGAAAAACTCTACAAAGAGCGCGTGATCAAGGAATATCTGAAGAATCAGGAATGTCCTCCGTCTCCACATCGCCTGACGATCAACACTGACGTCAAAATCTAACTCGGTGGGGGCTTCGGCTCCCACCTTTTTTTGTCAAAAAAGCTGCCCACACCCTCCCCGCTAGTATAGGTAGAGGTGTTACTGGCCCACGAACTACAAGGCCCACGTAAGTATATGACTGTCTGTGGTTGGCGTGTGGCGTGGCATATTGCAATACTTGTGTAGCATAGGAGGCTACATCGTTATGCGTCTTTACAATCGTGCAGGAAACCCTGCCTTCAACACCGCTATTGTGTGGCGCGGTGTTTCGCCGTGGGATAACGTCACGCCTATCGCGCTTTGGGTCACGGGTCTGGAAACATCCGCAGACAAAGCGAATGACAAGACCGGTGACATGGTGCAAACGTACATCATGCGCACCGATATGGCACCGCTTGACGCGTTGCAATACCAAGACGCCGCTATTTGTGGCGACTGTATCAACCGTTTGCAGATGCGAACACGCATCAATCACCGCACCGGCAAACTGGAAACGTCTGCGGTAAATACCTGCTATGTGCAGGTTGGAAACGCGCCGACAGCTATGTGGAAATCATATCTAAACGGTAACGTTGCAGACGTCGACGTGGCAGACATCAACGAGATGATTCGCCGATTCAACAGGCAAACGCGGGTCGGTGCCTACGGTGATCCTGCCATGGTGCCGTTTCCGGTGTGGCGTTCGCTGTTGGACAATGTCCGCATCGACAAGGGACACACCGCATACACGCATCAATGGAAGCGTGAATGGGCACAGGATTTCAAAGGCATGTGCCAAGCTTCCTGCGACAGCATAGAGGAAGCGCGGGAAGCCAAAGCGATGGGATGGGGAACATTCACCGTCCTTGCACAGGCGAACTTTGACATCGAATGGCAAACGCTTCGACGCGAACGCCACACGCGCTGTCCGGCAGACACAAGCCTAAAGACCTTGCGCAAGGTTACCTGTTCCGACTGTGGTCGGTGCAACGGACAACCTGACATGCACAATGTCATCAAGGTTCACGGATCCGCCGCTCTGTGGAGATAATCGGTGGGGGCTTCGGCTCCCACCTTTTTTTGTGCCTAACCGCACCCCACCCCACCCCTGTAGGTATAGTCTCGTGTTGTTGTCACACCACGATCCTACAACCACACGTAAGTATAGACCTCCCTAAGTACTCGTCCCGCTGTGGTCGGCGAGAAAGACACGAGAAAAACGCCGAATAAGCCACGTGTTTATCTCTCCTGCATGAATGCGCAGCTAACGGTTAAACGAGGCAGGTTGCCGACTTACGGGGTCTACAGCAGGTATTATTTTTACTGGCTCGAGCTGTAGGGACGAAGTCCGATCCAATCGTCACCTTTTCCCCCTTTTTCCCCATAAATCCCGCATCTTTCCATTTCCCATCACCACGACTTCATCTGGCTGTGAGATTTCTCACTGGCGATCCCTGTGATGATTCTGTAGCATTGGTTTTCTTCTCTACCAAATGAGAAGCGGTTGGAGGTTTATTGTTATGGCGAATACGTGTGAGAGTGTAGTCCGGATCTCTGGGCTCAAGGAGCGGTTGGACAACTTCCTCTCTGTGCATATCATCAAAGAAGACAAGCGCGAAGTTATTGACGCATCTGTGGGTCTTTCTCGTTACAAGGCAGACACAGGTTATGACGGGAGTTGCTGTGGGCTAGTGCTAACGGACTCGAACGTGAATGTGTATGCAGACCCTAGCATTACCCCAGACCTGACGCTTTATATAGACTCCCGGTGGAATGAGCCACGTGACTGGTTTAGTGGGATCGTGTCCTTACACCCAGAGTTGTCCTTTGACATTACTTGGGGTCAGGCGGCAGACTTGTTTGCTGGGACTTTGGTGGCATCAAACGGTGAGATTACAGAATTATCTGTCCGTAGCGCGGAAGAGCTAACGGAAGAAGACCTTTGGTTGCTGGGTGTTGGTTGGTGTGATGTGTGTGACAAGCCAAGTGTTGCATATTTGCTTGACGAACCGTGTCCGTTTTGTCTGAAGATGGAGGAGGAAAAGTAATGACAAGCACGACCATGTTTGACAGTGTATTGATGGGATCAATCGGTGACTTGATTGCACAGAAGGTGCGGAAGACGCATGCTCCTAGTGTGCAAGGTCGCGGATTTGCTGAGTATGTGCACGGGTACCAACTGGTGGAGAAGCTTCTGCCTGTGTGCCGTGAGCACGGGCTATGCATCGAACTGTTTGACGGTGAGGAAGAGTACACGCCCATCACGTCTCCTGAGCAGATGATTCAGCACATGAAAGAATGCGACACCGAATACCTGCTGATCTACGATGGCGAGATCGAACGCGATGAAGACAACGACAACACATTCATCAGCATTGTGCTGGTCTACGGTAACTGCGCAGATGATGCTGAGATCGGACGCGGCGAGATGGTCGCTGACTGGGGAGGCGTCACAGAATGGTTCAACATCTTCGACCCTGTGATTGACGACTTCGTCAACGCTTACTACATCAACAAGAACGCAGAGGAGGTGACGGTATGACAGTAAAAGAATTGATCGCAAAGCTTGCAGAGATGCCAGCGGATGCGAGCATCACCGTTCGCGTGGATTGCCCTCACGGGGGCAACTGCATGCCAGCGGACATCTTCACTGTGTATTCGATTGACAAGAACTTTACAGCAGACAAAAACGGCGAGGCAGTAATCGTTTGCGATCCTGCTGAAGGTGTCGACTTCGAGGTGTTTGACAGCGAGGAAGAAGAATCCAACGAAGACGTCGACGACGAAACCCCAATCAACTGGGCAAAACCATCTGACTACGCAGAGCCACCAACAGACGACACAGGTGGCGGGAGGTATTGAAATGATTGACTACTCAATTCGTGACGTGCTGGGATTCAATATCCCGGCACAGTTCGTCGCCGAACTCTCGATCGAGGACGATGAATCCGCAGCTGAGGTCGAATACGAGCAGATTCAAGTCGCTGAGTTTGCTGAGTCGCTGTTCTGGGCACAACAGAACCAACTGGACGAAGGCATGACGTCTGAGTTTATGACTCAGTGTTCCAAAGCCCTTGAGCAGTACGTCAAGGAAACACATGGCGAGGACGAGACGATCAATACCATCTGCGAAAACCTCCACGAGTACCGCGCTGAGGTCGAAGCTTGGCTCACAAGCATCAATGAAGAGATTGAATCGGACGCACAACGCGGCTTTGAAGATCGTGTGTCCGGCGATTATTGGAGCGACTAAATAAGTTGTCACAACATGTCACACATCATGTGCCTGGTGCGATAATATCTGTGTAATGTTTGAGTGCCTTGCTGGTCGGGCGAATGACCAGCACTGGAGGTTTTCACCATGGTTAGATTAACCGATTCTGACACACAAGCACTTGCCCTTGTTGGGCAAGGCACCCTGACACAGACACAGCTCGACGCTGTACTCTCTGTGTTCACACACCTGAACACTCATGGCATGAGCAACTGGGCAGCATACAAGTACGAGTCACTTGAAAATGCGGGTGCAACCATGTACACGACGATTGAATGCAATCCTGTCTGCCTGTCCACGACAGTTGGACGTGATCAACATTCCATTGAGTGCATTGTCCGCGCATTGATCTGGAGTGACATCACACGGAAGTTTGACTTCTCTCTCGAAAAAGGATGGGACAACTACGACTACGCCCTGCACTACAAGTCAAAAGACACTTCCATCTGGGGCGCATTCAACTTCCAACTCAGTCGGACACCTTACGAGATCATCGACTAGTGTCCATTGCCCTGCTGGTGGGGCGAAACACCAGCACTGAAAGGTTCAAATGAAAGTTAATACTTACGAGGCGTTCGCGCACATCTCGCCATTCGTCGTTCAACATCCGCTTGTGAAGGACTACAAGAAGGACACGCTGCAGAGCATCCGTTGCATGATCACCAACGTACATCACAATCCTGTCATGATCAGCGCAATGGGCGACAACGAAAGCATCAAGATTATCGCTCGCATGATCATCGACATGATCGACCCAGACACCTATAAAGCCAAGGTCGACATCATCAAGGGTGAAGTCACTGAGGCAGACATCGACTACTCCCACAATGCTATCAACCTTAGCTCTGGAAACACCGTGATTCAACACAAACTCAAGTTTGTGGCAGGTGACTCTACATTCCTGTGGGAGTGGATCTTCACAGACGAAGCAGAGGTAACAGCATGACAGAGATCCTCGGACTCATGGTCTCGATCCCCGGTGTGTTGATCATGCACTTCCTGCCATTCCTCGTGCTGTGCTTCTTGATCACCGTGCCTCTATACCCGATAGCTCTGGTGATGGAGATCGCAAAGAAGAAATGAACAACATCATACGTGAACTGATGGAGTGCTGGATTGACAGTGCTCCTGATGATCTGAAACCTCTATGGAAGAAGATCACCGTGACGCAATGGGAGCGCAAAGGCGTTCCCATGTGCACACTTCAATGGAACTACTTCAACCTTGACATTGCCACATTCGCTGTGCCTGACACGCTTGACGTAGACGTTATCTCAGACCAGATGATGGTCTGGAACGAAGAAGGCAAGAAGCCTGTACTCACACATCAATCCAAGAACCCTAACGGGGAGCTTGCTACCGTGTGCGAGATCGTAGATGAATTCCTGCTCGGCAACTGGACGCCACACTGGCATTGCTACAAGTGCAGGGAACGACACAAAGGGAAGATCAAGCCACATTGAGGTTCTTCCGAGTGAAGACTACGGGCAAGGTCGAGTGGAGCAAATCATTCGACCAGGCTCAGTCCATTGCTCTCGAATGGGCGAAGACTATCTGCCTCAACAAAGACACAGGCGAGGTCACGGTCGACGCCATCAACGTCACATACAGGAACTACGATCACCTTCTGGCAGTCCTAAACGGACTGATCCCCATGAGGCGATGGTTCCTGATTGTGATAGAGCGGGGTGTGGTCGTAGCTGAACACAAATGGACACGCTACAGGCACCTTGCGAAGACAGACCCCATCGACATGATGGCACACCCAACACACAGACACGCTGACTGGATCAAGACAGTCCACAGCATTGACGAATATCAAAAGATATACAGGCTTGCACCAGACCCAAAGTCAGCACACATCGCATGCAAGCTCGCGAAGATCGACACATCGATCGGAGGTCATAAACTTACTGTCTCGATCAACAGATATTGTTGGGATTGGATAAACTCCACGACCGGGAGGTGATATACTTTTCTACGTAAGTAGATAGGCGGGAAGGGGGCTGTGTGTGCATAGGAGGCGCCCCCGACCCTATTGAGAACGCCATGGAGGTAGGTTCTTGCTGTTATTATACCAGCATGAAGAGTACGGAAGCGCAGTTACAAACACTGATCGTAAACACGCTAGGTTTCCTTGGCTACACCGTCATAGAGACAGGTAAAGCAAGGCGCAAGGTTCAATGTCCACGGTGCAAGAACATGCACTACCCAACAGGATGGCAAGGCAACACACTCGGTTGCCCAGACCTCTACATTCATGCTGCCCACTGGCACATGCCCGTAGCTGTTGGCATCGAACTCAAAACCAAGACAGGCGCCATACGCAAAGAACAAAAGTGTATGGCAGATCAGCAGATGACAGTCATCTGCCGGGATGTTGAATCCGTTATTCAACAAATCAAAACGTTTGAATCAATGTATGGAAGCCCCATGCAAGTTGAAAGGTTGGAACGCTATCTTGAGCGAAATGAAAAGCATGCATTCATCGATTGACTACATGTTTGTCAGTGATCTGGACAAACATGGTCTCGTTTACTACGCCGAAACAGAAACCGGCGGACTCATGTGCGGTGGATCCAAGGAACACGAAATCACCGCTGTCATCATTGGTGACACGAAAGAAGAACTTGCAGGCTTCATTGCAAGTGTTGAGGGCGAGAAGCCTATCCTCAAGCAGACGACACTGTTCTCTCTCTGCGACGACTGGCGGTTCTTCATGTACCGCAACTCCTGCAGGATGATCGTTGCTGGAGACGGCTGGTTGTCCAGAGCTGTTGGCGAAATGGCACAATGGGGCAGCCGCCTCTGCTCAGATCCAGCATGCTCAGTACTGTCCGCAAAGGACAACGGAGAGTATGTCCGCATCGACGGAGCCATCGTCATTGCACAAGACATCGCTGACTTGCTCGACGTGACAGGTGAACTGATCAACAACGACACCACAGAATTCTTGTGCAACCCGCTTATAACATTTGCATTGCCAGATGAAACAGTGTGGTATCAAGGCAACACGTACCGTGTTCGAGAGACACTCGAGCGCAACATGTACATGCTGTCGAAGTTTGTTGACACAGATGCAGAAGCAGAGCTCCTGCGCAAGATTGGAGATAACCAATGAGAATCGAAGACCATCTCGTAAAAATGAAAGGGGGCAAGCTTTATGCCCCCGTGTACGTCCGCATTGCGCTGTTCCGCGAAGACCATCCAGTCGCTGATGGATGGGGAATCACGGCAGAGATCGTTAGCACAGACGAAACGTCTTGTCTCTCACGTGCAAGCATCACCGATCCTGATGGACGCGTCGTCGCAACCGGACACAAGCGTGAGCATAAGGCTCACTTCCCTGACTTTGAAGAGAAGTCGTTGACAGGCGCCGTTGGACGTGCGCTCCTCATGGCTGGCTACGGCACACAGTACGCTCTTGACGAACTCGACGAGGGTGAGCGCATCGTTGATGCACCAATCCCACGTGGATACCAAATCAATGCTGTGCCTGTTGTTGTCAAAGCCACAGACCCACAAGTTGCGTATAAGGTCGCCGCCAACTTGTTTATGGATGGATGTAAACGATTGTTTGGCAATGAGCTAACTCCAGCGGATGCAAAGGGTATCTACTCCCGGATGTACGGCTCGACCACGATGGAGACCGAGAAGCTGAACGCTGCCGTAGCACGAATGGCTGAGTACGAAAACGGAGATGCGTTTGCCACTGAGCTGTTGACTGACGAGGAGGAAGGTTAATGGAAGAACAGGATGAACTTATCCGTGAAAACGGATGGGTCATAGACCCCACTACTGGCGAGGTAGTGGGAGCCTATGGCTGGCTCGACAATGGTGCAGTGGAAACAGAGCAAGACCTCTGGATCCTGCAGAAGAAGATGCTTGAGGTTGACTCTCTCCTCGTGGCAGAACGTGCACAACTCAAGCGCATCCAAGAGATGTGTGAGAAGCGCATCAAAGCTCTGGAGTCACGTCGCAGCTGGATTGAACTGAAGTATGGCGTGACCGCTACTGATGTGGCTCGTCGACTGCTTCCTCGCAATAAGAAGACGTACACCAGCCCGTATGGTGAGATCACATTCCGCACCAGCAAAGCGAAGATCAACTTCACAAACAAAGAAGCTGCGGTCGCTTGGGCTAAGACGTATCAGCCAGACGCAGTCAAGGTTGCTGAAACGGTTCTTGTGTCCAAGCTTTCACAACAATCAATCAGCGATCTACTTCTGTACAGCGAGGTCAGGCCTGACGGGTGCGAAGTCACGGAAGAGCAGGAAGTAGTCAAGTTCGTGGCGCTCAAGGAAAAGGAAGAACCAGATGGAGAATAAGGTAGTCCGGGTCGACCTCCTGTGCAACAACGTCGAGATAACAAGAACAGGGGTCTCCTTTACGGGAGACCTTCTCTTTGAACAGTGGGAACAGCTGATGGCTACACTCAGTAGCCTCGAGGTAGCAACGCAATGGGGCATCGGTGATGCTCTGAACTACGGCGCGTCACGCTTCGGCGAGAAGTACACACAGGCGATGGAAACAACCGGGCATAGTTACCAGGCACTTGCCAACTACAGCTGGGTTGCGCGTTCCATACCGCTCGAAAACAGGAATCCAAACCTGAGCTGGACACATCACCGTGCTGTGTGTAAACTCGATCCTGCTGAGCAAAAGAAGATACTCAACGAGGCAGAGATCAAGGGATGGAGTGTCGACGTGCTGACTGAGGTTGTACGTGGCACACCATTGACTGAGCCAAAGCTAACAGATGTCGTAAACGTACCAGCAGGATTAAGCCAACGGGAGGCGAGCAATGTGCTCGAGACGGCAGCATGCCTTGTCAGAGATGACGTGCAGCTCTGTCCTATGTGCCCATACAAGAGGTAAACATGATCGGGATTATGTCCGGATCCACAATGGGATCTCGGAAGAAATACACGGGGTTTGTGATGCTAAGTCACGAACTCCGTTCTCGTCTCAAGGACTTCACCGCCAGTGAATGGATGGTTCTGACGTGCATTGCATTGCATGCTGATCAGAACGGTCTGTGTTGCCCGTCGGTATCGCTTATAGCACAGGAAACTGGCATCAGTGAGCGATTAGTCCAACAGGCTATCAAAAGCCTCTCTACGGGCGAAATTCGAGGCTACACAGTACTTGCTTGCCGCGCCCGTCACACACCATCTGGCAGACAGACGTCGAATATTTACGAGCTACTACCTACGGGGTTTGGGGAGGGTGCAGAATCTGCACCGAGGGAGGGTGCAGAAATCAACAGGGGGGAGGGTGCAGAAATCGACCCCCTCATTACATTAAAGAATATACAGAAAGAAGAATATACCCCTATAGTCCCCAAGAAGGTGACTAAACGGGAATCCATCAAGATGCCAGTGGACGATGATCCTGCTAAAGCTCTGTTCCTAGCGTACAGGAGAGAGGTGTTCACGGATCCTGTGTTCCACACAGCATTCATGCTCGGGGAGTGGAGGGGGGCACATCACGTGTTGCGATCCATGCAAGCGGCGAGCATCACACCAGAGCAAGTCGAGCATGCTACACGGAACTTGGTTGCCAAGTGGGGAGGGCGAAAAGACATGGTAACCATCAACGCTCTCTGGAAACACTGGTCGACTGCGACCGCAGTACAGGTGAAACAAAACACGATTGACGACGCTCTGACACAGGCCGATAGGTTGTGGAGAGACTAGTAAACTTTTTGACAGTGCGGTATAAATACTTTGGAGGTTGGTTATGACAAAGCAAACATTTGCTGGCGTGTGTGCGGTTCTTAAAACGCTACCAGCGGCGACTAAATGGGATGATGGAATGGCTTCCATCTACCTCACGATCATGAGAGACTGGGACGATGCGGTTGTAGGAGCAACGATGCGTCACGTGCTCTTGCACTGCGAGTTCAGGCCGACAGTCGCTGAGCTACGGAAGAAAGCCATTGGACTGTTTGGGAATATTCCATCGGCGGGATCCCTTGCTGATTCTGCTACAAATATCATTCGCAATTGGGCAGCTAATCGTGACGAGCATGCTGCTAAAGTTCATCCTATTTTGCCAAAGATTGTGAAGATCGCTGGTGGTTGGCATGTTCTCGGACAGTCCGAAGCACATGCGTCACGGCAACTCTTTTTCGATGCTTACAATCAAGTCATGGCAAATGACGACATGGAACACTACTTGACAAGCCCAGACTCAACTCAAGTTAGCGGCCTGATTGAATCAGGAAGCGCGACAGCAAAGGCGCTGGCAGAATGCGAGTAGAGGTAACAGCATCTGACATGCATGACGCCGTCGACAAACTTGCGGAATGGCGGGAGGAACTCGAGCAGAAGACATCTCTCGGCAACCTGCGACGCAGTGCAAAGATGATTCAGAAGTATCGCAAAAAACGTGATGCCCAGCTCTTGGACGAGATTATTATGCGCCTTGAGTTTGAGATCGATTGGATAGCAAACAAGCACGGCAAGATCCTGAAACAGGAGGGACTCACTTGGATCTTAGCCGAGTAGTACCACCAAACGACATCCCAGCAGAAATGTCTCTGCTGGGGTCTCTCCTCCTTGACTATAAGAGATGGGGTTCTATCTGCGACGTAGTTGCCGAGGTGGACTTTTACCGTGAAGCACACGGACATATCTTCAGCGCCATGCGGGAGATCGTCGAGTGTGGAGACCAGCTCGACATTGTGTCCTTGATGACAGAACTCACTGAGGTGGGGATGCTTGACAACGTTGGCGGTCTTGCATACCTCATGCAGATCGGTGATTTTGTACCGACGACATCTCACATCATCACTTACGCAAAACTTGTCAAGAAAGCTGCTGACAGACGCAGGATGATGGAGCAGTGCCTCCACCTTGTGTCAAACATCAACGAAGACATCGAGACACAAGAACTCTACGACCAGTGGATATCAAACGTCGGTTCGGTTAATGGGCATGTAGACGATTCTCCTCACGTAGATGACATTGTCGGCCCTGAAGTTGAAGAGATTGTTGGAAGAACAGTCACAAAGATGGCTGGCATTACAACAGGGTTCATAAACTTGGATGATGCTCTTAACGGATTCCGCCCAGGTGAGTTGATTATCCTTGGTGCGCGTCCAAGTATGGGTAAATCTGCTCTTGCTCTACAGATGGCACTGGGAGCGGCTAGGAAGCAACACACTGCGTTATACATCTCTATTGAGATGTCATCACAGATGGTTGCCCAGAGGATGCTCAGCCTGATGACAGGTATCGACAACAAGCGTCTTGCCAACTCAGTGATGTACGACTACGAGCAAGAGAATCTGCGCAAGGCACGAGCCAACCTGCTCGGGATGCCATTGATGGTGTCAGCTAAGTCTCCAATCACTGTGTCTGAGATACGAGCACGGGTCACTAGGCTGAAGAAAGAGAAGGATCTGAAGGTGGTTTTCATTGACTACTTACAGATGATCGACACAGGCAATAAATCCGAGAACAGGACACGTGAGATAGGCATAGTTTCAAGAGCCTTGAAGAGCATGGCGAAAGAGCTAAACGTTGCTGTCGTAGCGCTGTCGTCACTATCTCGAGGAGTTGAGCGACGAGATGACAAGAGACCAATGATGTCTGACCTTCGTGAGAGCGGAGACCTTGAGTCGGATGCAGATGTGGTGATGTTCTTGTACAGGCCGATGTACTACGCTGACATGGCGACACGAGAGGACATACAGTCCGAAGACGCCGAGATCATCGTGTCCAAGAACAGGAATGGATCAGTCGGAGGAACATGCCTGTCATTCATCCCACACTTGGCAAAGTTCGAGGACATGGCGTACTCATCACTATGAAACAAAAGCGAAAGAAAGTATCGCCATGGCAACGTTGGGTAATAATAGTTACGTTGACGGCGCCAACAAAAGCCATTGCTTGCAAGCGACTGCAGATTACACAGTATCAACACAATGTCCTACTCAGGGAGGCGTGTGAAGTACTCGGAGTAAACAGCATCAACCACGCAGCATTGAAGCTTGGACTGATTAAAGTCAACTACGAAGAACTTGGGGAGTGGGCATCTGCATCAAAGGTAGAACTTGGCGCCGGTGTCACAGTAAACATAGGAGACGATGAAGATGTTATTTGAAGTAGGACTTGGAGCAATCATTGGTGGAAGTGTTACCTTCCTAGTGTCAGCCATGCTGATATCAGCAGCAAAGCAACAAATCTTGATCAACAAAGGGACTAAGGTCACATACAAGAACAGCCGTGGCAAGGTATGCAACGCGATTGTTGAACAGAACGTACGCATGGGTGACGAGTGGGCTGTCCTTAGGATTGAAACGTTGTCCATGCCATTCATTGTTGACATGGACAACATCTCTACTGCTTAGAACTTATCTTCACCAGTTATCATTCTTGCACCGAGGTTCATGTTTGGGTCATTGATGATTTCCATCATTGATGGCCCTGTGTCATACAACCGTTTGTACTTTTGCATGAGCCTGTATTTACCTTGGAATGCTTGAGGGACATGCTGATCATAATCAGTCCTTGTACCAAGCGCAGCTGCCAACAACTGTTTTATAGCTACCTCATTGGCATAACGCGGCTGCGTACCCCTAGTCTGCCAATCTGCTTCGTAATACGACTTATACATCGCTGACCAAGACGTTGGTGAAAGAGACGTAGTGTACAAGCTTCGGACAAACGGCTTAGTACCAAGCTCCGCGCCAGTTGCTTGCTTTATCGTTGGAACGAAGAATCCTTCATACCATCGCATCCATTCCTTGTCAGTTTCATAAACTGGTCGACCAATAACGTCAACTCCAGTGAATGTCTGAATCACCTTGGTGATTACAGGCGAGACTTTATACAGCGTTGGATTACTAACCTGCTGTAGCCAGTCTGCGGTACTCTTTTTGTCCCCAGGCTTAGGCAGAGGGGTATATGTACCACTCACTACCTTATCAGCAGTTGCTAGTGCCGTATTCCAGAAGTCCCATACACCAGAGCTGTCTGCAAACTTCCAGTTGCCAAATCTCCATTTCCCGATGCCTGGTTCACCAGTTATATCTTCTCGACCAAGCATGCGACCGAGCAATTCAACAAGCGCTGGCATTAATGCGGTAAACGCAGCAGTACCCACAAATGTTTTCAACTGATATGCAAGGAGCTCTTTATTCTCGATCAAGTTGTAATCATACAATCCAACGCCACGATAGTTCTCACCAAGGACTTCACGTATCTTTGGAACTGCTTTATACAAAGCTGTAACAGCTGGATTGATGATTGGATTCATCAATATGTTTGACAAATACCATCTAGGAGCTGCAGCAATAAACTTGCCCCACCTACCAGCCATTGCGTCGTACCTGTCGTTAGTTGAGTATTGAACATCTCCGACGCTCATTGCCAAGAAGTTGACAAGTGCTTTGACGTCACGCCGTTTAACCAGCTCCTCGTTCGTCAACCCCTTAAACATTGAGTTGTGCTCAAGCTGATACTTGATCTGATTAAACAGTAGCAAGTCATGATTCAAAGACATCTGACGCTCAAACATACCAGTTAGAGGAAGCCAAGTCGTTGGAGTCACTCTCTCAAAGTAATCTGTCATGTTTCCGCGTTCATCGAAATCAAGCATGTCAAGCTTGATGTCTTCGTACCGTATCTTTCCGCCAGCTTCTTGATAAATCTGCCTTCGCTTCGTCTCAACGTTCTTCTCAAAGTTGACGAAGTGCAATGGCACATTCAAGTCACGCATCAACTGGAAGTATGGATCCTTGCGCATTTCCTCATACACTTGAAGCCATGCTCTACGCCCAAGCTTATCAAATCCGATTCGCTTACCACCGATGGTGATAGACGTATTAGGCGCCATACCTCGCATAGACTGTATAAATGACTGAAGGGCAATCCGTGTGTCGTAAGGTCGCAGGAATCCACCTAGCAAAGCCTTTGCACCTTGGATGCCAACAAATGCAAAGTCAAGGCTTAATGGGAATCGAGCTATACCTTGTACAACGTCACCAGCATAGCCAACGACATCTCCGGCGATTTCCTTAGCTGACTTAGGTGGCTCTACAAACACGGCACTTGATGCAGCCGGTACAGTACGCGCAGTCACAGGAGCATACATAGGAGCATTCATAAACATTGGTTCGACAATTTCATCAGAGATGACAATAGGTGTGTCATACATTGGTGTACCCATCTCACTGATAGGCCTGATGTTGCTGTCGTTAAATGTGTACAGAATGTTCTTACGCTCAGAGGTCAGCAAGTTAGGTCTAAAGTTAGTGATCACTAGGCCATCATGGCCAGCCTTCATAGCTTTCTTGATCAGGCCTTGCATCGTGTCCCACTGAATGCCATTCTCTACGGCATCGTAAACATATGGGTTGTGTGCCTTTGCAAAATATGGCTGATTGACACGAGATCCGTTAGCAGACAAACCACTCCCAAGATCGAAAGTCCTCAAGCCTGGAGCATCCATATTCATGAATGTGTTTGACCCATCTTCAAAGACTAGCGTCGTAAACGGCTGACCAGTTTTTATCTGCTTCTCGCCCTCTCGGTGGGCTTTATATGGATTGACATGGAATGCTATGTCGTCAGTCATAAGGCTGTTTGCCATGTCATTAGCAGTTTTAATGTACGCCAAAGCGTCTGCCTGAGTCTTCACAATAGACTTTGCTTTTGCTTTAAGTTGATTTTCGGTAAGGTGCCTTCCTAGTTCTGTTTCATCATAAGTGAATTCGACGCGATCAAGGTTTTCCTGCGATGGGTTATCCATGTAGTCTTCGACAGCTTTAGTAAACTCATTAAGCGCGATGACTTTGTTTACTTTGTTATACGTTTCTGCATCAACAACCCGACCTTGATCTACAAAGCTGGTAGCTTTACGCAAAGCTACACTTTCTACTAGATTACCTGCTTGCCAGCTTTTAAATATTGGATGTTCGGTCATAGCGTATATTGACAACGCCTTTTCCTTAGACAACCCGTTAGCAATCAGATTAGCAAACACAGATGATCTGTGACCATCAGTGGTAGTAACTGTATATCCATAACCATCAAAGAATGGAAGTCCACTGGTGTCAGTTCTAACACGTGTGTTACCAGTTATGTCCGGCGTAGTCCAAGCATCAAGAACAGGCTTGATGTACGCGTCTTCAATAGTTGGGTCAAATGACCCAACGCTGTTAAACACATCTTTTGGATCAGAGCGCAGAGTTGACATATACATTGGTTCGTATATGTCGGCGTCGACTGGTTGCAGGATGCGGTAGCGACCATGCCAGAACACCGCAGGTACAGGGTTTAACGTGGGCTCGTTAACCATGGCTTGGTAAACCAAATCCTCACGTGCAGCTCGTTGCTCCTTGGTTGCCCCTTGGAATATCACGTCGGCCAACTTTACATGCAGAGCAGTAATGCCTTTGTCATTAACAGGGACTGGCATAACGCGGACTCTCGTGCCAGACGATATGTCAAACACACGCCCATTTACGTAGTCAATCTCGTATATATTTTTGCCAGTTACTCGGTCATAAACTTTGACGTTTGAGTAATCAGGTTTGTTTGCAGAGCTCTTGGATACAACGTACTCATAGTTGTCAAACGTAGGATCGTTTACACTCCGAACCATTTCCTTACGAGCGGCAATAACATTCCTTGCATATTCCGTACTGTATTCCTTAAAGCCTCCCTCACGATCTGGCATAGCCTTTGACGGGATGTTGTAGCTCTCAACAAACCTTGTCTTACCAAGCTTTTGCAATGAAGTGTTTATGTCCGTAAGTGCAATCCCATCTCGAGTTACGTCTGTCAATACATCTTTCAATGCGCCTGTGGACATATTGTGAATATGGGTAGCAAGCTTTTGACGTTCATCCATATCTCTTATGTTAGATACGTTTTTGACTCTTTGATTTGGAGCTTTCATTAATGACGAAACAAGCCTAGGAGGAGTTGAGTTATCTTTAGTCTTAGATCCGCCAACGTATTTACTCCAAACCATATCTGTCAATGTTGAAGCCAGAACACCTTCAGTTAACTTAGCATCTTCTGGAGATGCACGGTCAAATTCCATGTCCAGCACATTACTTAAGTCAATCCACGTACTTCTAGCAAATGCATCTTGCCCCTGCAGATAACTAGGATCAATGTTGACAAATATTCCATGCCTAGACACAGAGTCAATCATTCTGTTGTAGTGAGTTATCTTAATACTTGTACCAACAACGTTGTACGACAGTGCGTCCAGCCCAACGCTTGCTACAAGTTTTTCCACAGATTCATATTCTGACTGTAACTTCTTGATGTCGACATCAATAATCTTAGCGACAGCCGGTAACTCCTGCCTTTCAGGAAGTCGGCCAGTAAGGGCAACGAAACGTTTAAGTTGTGACTTATCAGCACTGAGACTATTGGTATATAGACTAATAAATGCCTTTTTATCCACGTCACTCATTTGTGACTGATCAAGATATTCATTAATGTCTCTAATGGTCAACTGAGCGCGTACTTTTTGCTTGTCTTGCAGCCACGTTTTTAGCGGCTTATTAATTGCTTGATCGCGCTTTTCAATCATTGCGTTTACGAATGCATACTTCTCCTCAATCGTGTATTCGTTTCCTGGGACGTCGTACGATTCAGCTATAGCAAAGAGTTCTGCGTCTGATAGCACTGTACGCGGAGATCCAATAGCATCTTTTGCGGCTTTGCTATAACTCATAGCCTTGTTGATACGCTTTACGAGCGTCGAATAGGATCCTTGCCGGTCATACACTTCCTTGTTAAGTATTGACGTAGTGTCAGCGCGAAGCACGTGTTGGAATACTGCCCTTGCAAACTTCTTGGCATCTGCGGAATTTGTTGTTGTCACTTCTACTAAGCCGCCTGGCCTTGTGCCTACATAGTCACGCTGAAGTGGCATTACCATTGAGTCTGATACATGGCGTCTAAACATGCGCAGGTTCTTCGCCTGTGTGGTTAACCGCTCGTTTGTGCCACCTTCAGTGGCTTCCAATCCTTTACGCAGTATTGCTCGCAATGCGTTTACATGTGAATCAACTTTGTCTTTACCAACTGTGTTTTCAACAACATTCAGCACCATCCATATTTTCTCGCCAACAGTGTATGTGTGCGGGTCTTTGAATAGTATTTGCTCTACTGTTTTAGTTGCATCTTTTGGCTGACCTTCCGGCGTACTTTTCAAGTACGAAAACAACTGACGGAATAAGCCCTTATGTCTTTCCAATGTCAACTCGTCAATAAACTTGTTATTGGTGCCCAATAACGCATTCATTTCAGCTGTATTCATTTGATCAATGATGGACACTTTGTATCCACCAGCCATTAACTGACTTTGCGAAGGAATCTGCCCTAACTCCTTGGTGAGTCTTTGCTTAAGCTGATCGTTGAAATCCCTGTCATCCTTTGACCCATACAAGGCATCTTTGTATGTAGCTGATCCAACACCAATGAATGATTGAAGGTTTTCATCAGACAAAGATGACGTACTTCCAATCTTATATGTCTGCAAGTTGACACGTCTTGCGTCTAATATGACTGCATCTTTAACTGGCATCGTGTCAAGGAACTTCACATATCGCGGAGTCAAGTTGCCACGGGTTTGTATAGATCTTGACCTATCGTAGATTTCTGTAGCACGCTCAAACATCTTTTTGACATTGACAATTGACGTAGCCATTACAGAGTAATAGTCAACATCTCCTGAGCTTGAGTCCTCTTTATTATCTGCATATTCTGCAAGTTTACTAAGTACTTCCTGTGCTTCTTCTGAAAACGGGTTTTTAGCAAGGCCGTTGTGCATTGAGAAAAAGTTAGTCGTACCGTTAGATGACGTTGTTGCCAACGAGTCAATCCTGCCTCTATCTTCTTTGCTATCAGGAAGGAAGAATGAATACAATTCCTTGTCTGTCATTTCCGACAAAGCATCGAACACCTGTTCCATAGAATCCATGGACTCTCGGCTCTGCTGGGCGGCACGATTACGTCGGTTAGCAATTATTCCTTCTACTTGCTCAATAATGTTTTGCTGCTTATTAATACTGTTTATCAACCCGTTGATTACTGATTCATCACCGTCGTTGGCTCTCTCCCACGCTAGGTCTTCCTTATACGCAGTTACAGATTGATAGAAGCCATCCAACCGGTTTTGCAAGTTCTCGAATGTCAACTCCGGCTTTGTGTGCGACTCTTCGTATTTAATAACGCTGTCAACCATATCCCTGAAGTAATCAGGAGACGTAAGCAAGCTTTTGGCAATATTTAGTATTGATTGCTCATCATCGCTTAGGCTTTCAACGTCATCACCTTCCCCTTTTTGCATGAGCTTTTGCATAGACCCTTCAGCCTTAGCTGCAGGTTCTACAAAGTCTCCAGAATCAAGTGAGCTTAGCGCAGCTCGTCTTTCTAGTTGTTCTTTAAAACTATTCTTAGTAAATGCATATTGCGCATCAGTTGATTCCAGTAGAGGTACTTCAAAATTGTTGCGTATGTGAAACGCACCGTTTTTTGGATCCAATAACCCTTCCACTGAATGTGCAAACATGGTTCCGTAAAAATGATCTGGATTATCCTGAATAATCTTTATAATTTCATTGGACGACTTTGCTTTTTTAATAGCATCTAAACTACGCTGGTCAATACTATCTGTTGTTAAAGTCCTTATATCAATCCACTTTCGCTTCTCAGGTTTAAATCTTTTCCATCTGCCAAAAGCTGCCGCACTAACTGCTAATTCGACTGCAGCATCAAAATTGTTATTTGTCCTACGCATATACCTTATAACAGCGTCTTGAGCAGTGCCCGCAGCGTTAAGCTCTTGCTTCACATAGTCTGCAATTGCTTGTGATGTTGCAGTACTGACAGCGCGTTCTATCTCTGCATATATAACATCTGGTGTTATTTTTACTGGATGTATATATCCATCAGTTTGGATATTCATATACAGCGCATTGTTCTTTGCAGAAACTGTGCGCATTAATGAAGTCAACCTAGTCCTGACACCAATGTCAATATAGCTTTTAAGTTGAAAACGCTCATCGCCCATGCGCGTATTCTTACTCGTAGTGTCCTTACTAATGTATACGCCAGTTAGCGCGTCGTGGAATATAGCTTGTTCTCGTATACGCCTATTCGCAAACACGTATGTCATAGGTGACGTGACAACATCTTCTATAAGATCGTCAACTCTGTTTTGCCACGCGTTGATGTCAGTTCTTTTATCCTTACCCCTACCGACACTTGGCACATCAATTAGTGTTTTGACGCCAGATTTTAGTATCTCGTCAGTCTTCTCCCTCCATTCTTTTTTCTCTTCACCTTTGGCCTCAACTTGGCTGTCTTCTTTATTAGCCAACGTAGACATCCATCCACCACCAAAGATGTCTGCATCTTCCTGGGACACTGGAGTAGTATCAGGTGATGACTGCCTTGCAAGTTGATCAAGGAAATCATCTGCAGATTGATCACTTATCTTGGTGATCTCTTCTTTAGCTGCGCTTGCCGCTTCAACATCTGCTTTGACGCCATCAATAAAGGATGTCACTTCGTCTACTAGTGCTTCAAATTTCCGGTGCGACGCAGCATGGTCAGGGTGATCGTTTTTGTTATAAGCTTGCAACCTCAACACGGATTCCAAAGCATGTTTCATCAGGCTGTTAACCTTGTCAAAGTCACCTGCCTTAAACGCTTGTGTAATGCTTGGCAACGTTGAATCTATCATCGTCCTAGCAGTATTGAGACGATCTGACGGAGTAACTTGCGCGTTTGGATTTACACCAGCTTCAGCATCGGGACTAGGCTTACTAGTCTTAGGAGCTTCTGGCTGGTTATCTGGCTTTGCGTCTTCTACTTTTGCTTTAGGAGCTTCAGGTTGCGTTGGCTTTTCAGCTTCTACACGCGCAGCTTTTTCTTTCTCGATAAGTTTAATCAGCTCAGGTGTTAATTGAAATTCACCCTTTGCTCCACCTATCATTATTCTGCCATCTGTCCTGACTAATAAGACACCTCTTTCCATTCGCATCATTTCATCGATGTCAATATAACTGTTGTAACCCTGTCCCTGTGGGTTATCCAGCCAACCTAGATAACTATATGTGCTACGTGCTCTAATTCTTTTGTTAGAGAATTTACTAGCATCTTCTTGTGTTGTCCTAGCCCTTTGCCTATAGTCGTCGACATTCCTCCACCATTGGTATCCAACATTTTTACGGAACAAATCTTGCTGTGTAATAGGTGTAAAGTTTTCTGTCTTTATCTCTGGTACTAAGTCATTAATCTGTTCAACAGTCCAATCGTGCCAGTGGTTCATCCACTTAGCCAAAATTCTTTGAGCCGCATCAGGCAAGTTTGTGACAGACGATTGACCAATGCGTAACTGACTGAATTCAACACGTTCGGTTTTTTCTTTGCCGTCAATTTGGTATTTAATTGCTACTGTTCTGTCACCTGTATTTGGGTTGTAATCTGAAACTAGTACGCCTGGAACAGGATTCTTATCTACTGCAATTGTGTACAGGATAGGTGTATCTGTTGCGTATGAACGCCCACCGTCAAACCGCACTGCCCAGCCAGAGTTAGTTGCTAAGTCGTTATGCCATTCGGTCTCACCTGGAACTATTGATTCCTTCATTTGCTGTCCAATAGCATTGAACATCTGGGTTAGCGTGCTATCGTTGATAGCCCCACCTTCTGTAAATCGTTCTTTAATGACACCAACACCACTGCTATTAAATATGGCATTTGTTAGAGATGTGACAATTTGCTCCTCGACATCTGGTGTTATAGTTCGTGTTTTAGCTTCCTGATTTCCAGATATAACAAACGATTGGCGTATAGATGCCGCCAACTCGTGATACATCGGGCCATACAAAGACCTGACAAGTAGATGGTTGACTTCATGGACTTGAGTCACGTAATTGAGCTTGCCTCTGAGAGCCATTGCAACATGCATTACCTTGTTGCCGTTTGCTTGTAGAGTAAACGTTGCTCCCGGTCGACCAAGAGACACTCGTTGCTCAGCCGTCAATCCTACAATTCCACCAAGTCTTTGAGCATAAAAAACACCGACGAGTTTTGCTATAAGTTTTTTATTAGCCTCGGTTACATCCAGTACCTGTTGCTCACGGTAGTTTGACTTCCATGCCTCCCAATCTTCAAGGTCATTCGGCGCTTTTGGGTCAGTGTCTAAACGCAATGCGCGTGCCACCGTATTAATGTTGTAGCCACTTAATCTTGCGATTTCTTTAGCCCAACCAACAGCCCATCGATCAACGTATTTAGATAACGCTTCAGCTTGCTTGTCAGTCTGCCCCCATTCATCAACTAATAATTGCTTAAACTCTGCCTGCCCAAATTTGCCATTTTTTGTTGCATCTTTGACTTGGACATTCCACGCCTCTTGGCCTTTTTCTGTGTCGACATGTAGCGTAAAGGCACTGACAAGTCTCTGCAGCGGCTGGTTATCGTACACACCTTTAAAAGGTATTATTGCTAGGTCGGAGCCTTTGCGATTAGCTTGCTCGCCTGTTGTCATACGGCGATAAGCGTTTACTTGACCAGTCTTATCTGTTCTGCGATCTGATCGCATTTCTGCAGGTAGGTCTTTGTCAGGTATGGTCTGCTTAAACTCTTCACCATACTTGAACGTAAAGTCTTCAGGCTGAACAGTACCTACCGACCTACTCCCCACTCGACGCCTTCCAGTACTTGCGCGTCCTTCAGTAGCAGTGGACGTTTCACCTGCTGTGCCAGTTGTAGATTCAGAGGTTGCGCGTGGCGCCTCTGGTTGTTCTTGAGGCGGTTGTTCAGTTGTACTAGTTGGTCGTGATTCAACCTTTGCTTCTTCAGCTGTTGTTTCCGTAGGAGTTGTAGAGGTTGCGGCTGCTTCAGCACGCGAAGCGTTTGTCCTGCCAGGTCTAGCACTAGGCTGTGGTGCTTCTGTATCAACGCCTGTCCCACTAGTAGTTGTTTGAACAACTGCTGGGCTTACACCAGCTTCGCCTGACGGAGCAGTTGGTTTGAGTTCGACTGGAGTTCCAGATTGTTCTTCCTCTGTTGCTTGTACTTGTGTCTCAGGTGCAGGTGATTCAACATCAGCGTTAATGCCAGCCGACTCAGCCATTGTTGGGTCGAGAGCACCTGTTTCAACTGCCGTCTCAATTGCGTCAGGATTATTCGGATCAACAAGCGTTACACCTGTGTGCTCAACTATAATCTGCGGTGCACGCGGATCGTGCAACGGTTGAACACGCCAACCATATGCATCTTCTCCATCAAACGAAAATTGCTCAGGCCGAAGTACTACGCCCCAGATATTTTTATTTGCGCCAAGGTTTTCTAACTTAATAACGGTACCGGGCTGCAGTTCATTATTTGACACGTCTTCCCATTCTGACCTGTCAAACTTAAACATCTCCTTCCAACTACCAGGGGTTTCGGCTGCAGCTTTACGCTCTCCTTGGCCCATAGGAATAAAGAAGTCAATTCCTTGATCTTCGTAAGCGATTGGGTTTCCTTGACCATCTTTAATCTTAGACAAACGAGGCGGAGAAGATTTGCGAACACCGGTCGCATTTGTAGCATCACCAATTACGCTTGCACTTGGAACTACAATGGAGTTGCCACTTGGTAATTGCAATCGAACGTTAGCGTTGCCAACTTTTTCCATGACGGCAGCATTAACTTCTTTGCCGTCGATCTCAACTTTGACTGGGAATTGATTTTTGTATACTGGGTGAGCATCAATATTTGTGTTGTATTCACCGGTGTATCCACGCGAAGGGTCAAAAGTTGCATCTGCGTCAATGGCACGACCGTCAATTTTGACACCAAGCATAGCCTGTCGAACACGCTGGCGAAGGGCATCTGGAAGCTCTTGGTAAGACTTGGTCTCGATCTTTGTTGACCCATCCATCTGTTGTGTTTGCGTGAAGAAGTCTCCATCAGCGCTAACACCAGTGATAAGTACTCCGTTGACCTGACCAACCTTATCGCGAAGCTCTTTAGCAATTGACGTCTTGTACTGCTCAGGTATGCGATCTACACGAGGCTCAACAGTTGCAGACATAACGCCCGGGCTAAATGTCACACGAGACTGCTCAGCAGGAGCTTGGTTTAAACCAGGGACAGTTATGTTGAATTTATACTTATCAGTATTTGGTCTTGAAATTAAACCTGTGACAGGATTGACTGGTGATGGCGGTGGCGTAGGCGCAGTCGCTCCTGCAGCATTTCTTGCGCGATCAACAGCTCTGTCTTGTAGTGTATTTATTCCTTGTTGAGCTGCATTGAATATATGCTTGCCAGTAAAGATTTCACCATGACGCGTAAATCCACCTAAACCAAGTGACAGGCCAATTTGAATCTGCTGCTCTTCTGGCGTCATCCAACCGTTAGCAATAAGCTCTTCACGTGTAGCAGGTCTGCCAAATCTAGATGCTAACCTAGCCTCTATCTTTTTGTTATTGGCAGTTGATTCACTGTTAGTTGACATTGCATCAGCTGCACGACCAGCTATGTCAAGAGGTGTTTCAAGTGCGCCTTGGTTAAACTTCTGAGGGCCACCTGTAAATAGGTTTTTAGCAGACTTAACAACACCCTGCCCTTCAAGAAGTGAAAACCTACCTTCTGCGTTTTTGGAAAACGGTGTGAACAATGTAGCTTGAGCAGCAGCAGATGCTAAACCTCGCTCTGGTCCAGCAGTACGCTGAGATATAGCTGCTTGAGTCTCATCACTTAAACGTGCACCCGGCGAAAATCTTTGAGCCAAGCCGGATGTGAACTTACCGCCTTCGGCACCACCATATATGGCAGCTCCGCCTTGCAACAAACCAAGTGCTCCCTGTGCAAGTCGTGTTTGAGGGAAGAATCCAGAAGCAAGGCGAACGGCTCCAGCTGCAGCACCGCCACCAAGGAGCGTACCAGGCACACCTGCAGCTGAATTTAAATACTCTTGACCATACGCATGACCACCCCGTAAACCTGCAGACGCAAATGGATCATCAGGGTCAACTGTGTTAAGAGCAGTTGAACCAGGAACACCAAATTTTTCATAAGCCGCTGCCCTGGAATCAAGTGAGATACCCTCACCAAACCCCCCAATCAAACTGGCGGCTTTCTGGATAGGTGTTTGTGTATTAATGCGATCTAGTCGCTTATTCTCTTTTGCTCTAGTAGCTTTGTACTCTTTATCAAGTCTAGCTACCGTTGCTTTGTCTTCACCGTAATAGTTTAAGTCTGGTCCGATACCTTTACGGTCACGTTTTTGAATATCATTAACAACTTCAAGGCGAACTTCTTTAAGAATCTGTACATCATCATTGTCTATGCCGTACAGGCTTTTGCGCTTAGGCTCTGGTACAGACTCTAGATCTTTAATAAGAACGCGCAGGTCGTTGTATGCCCACTGCGCGTTCTTAGCTTTGTTTAGAATCGCATTGATATTAGCATCGCGATTATTTGTAAGTTTTACACCGGATACAACTTTGTCTGACATGACTGCATTTTACTGCAATGATTGAACATTATGGCGGTGGCCCAAAAGCATCTTTAGGAACAACTACTTTTGTTGAAGTCTTAGGAGTATTTTTTGGTTGAGTCGGCGGGGGTGTATTACTTTTTCCACCACTGCCTTTCTTTTTGAATTTCTCCTGTGCGCTAGATATGATTGCTGGGTTAGTAGCTACTTTTGACGTGTTTTTTGGAGGCGCTGCTGCCGGTGCTAGTTTTGTTGCAGGTGATGGGGTTGTAGCTGGTTTACCCCCACCTGCTGGAGCTGGAGCTGGTGCTGGAGTTGTTTCGTCATCAAGACCAGGAGGAGCTTCCCATACATCATCTACATCCCATGTTCCAGGTGCATTACCAGTGATGACTGGTTCTTTGAGATTAGATAAAGCCATGCTTTGTTGCTTCAATGCAGTCATCGCCGACCTCGCGGCACTTCGCTCATTTAAGGCTGCTGAGTATCTAGTTAATGCCAACCTTACGGCTTGATTCGTCATTAATGACTGATCACTTTGTATTGACTTCATTTCAGCTGGTGTTAGATCATCGCCATTACTAATCTTTTGTAATAATGTAGGATTTGTTTTAAACACCGCTGATGTCATTATGTTTTGATTAAATAATGTTGTTAAAGTCATACCGGCTGATTTAACTTCATTGTCAGCACTAACCAATAATTGACCTAATGGTTTGCCAACATCAATCAGCATGCGGTTCCAGTCAGCTGACGCACGTTTATTTCCAATGCCAATTTGATTTTTCTTGTACCAATCATCTAAGTTAAAATTGGCAACTGCCAGTTTATACTTCAACGGATCGAGTACAACTTTCAGGGCCTTTAACTGTAAATCCAAGTCAGCTTCAGATATCTTTGCCCACTCAGTAGCTCGGGCTACCCTTAAACGAGAGGCATTTAACTCACCGCTAGTTACTGCATTAGAAACATCTTGACGTATCTTGTCTCCTTGTAGTAATGCGTTTCTATCTTGAATATCTAGTGGGATACGAGAGACATCATTGTATGTTTGTGGCTGATACGTTGTTGTTTGAGCATTTAATGGCTGTTGTTCTATAAGTCCAGAAAGCCCCTTACCAAATGAGCCCTGAGAAAAATCTCCATATGTGTCATTTGAATAACCTGGAATTCTTTGACCCTCTGGATCTATGCCAAAGTTTTGACTTTCATTAACGGCACCCCTGAACTCATTTAATGTGTTAGGGTTGAAATACATCTCCAATGCACGTTTAAATTGAACAGGGTCCTCTATATTGTTCAATCCGTATTTTTGCGCAATACGAGGAATCTTAAACATTGTGACGATGTCGTCAATCATCATTTCGTCAGCAAGTTGTGCTGACGTGCCTTGACCAACACCGTGCCTATCTTTCAGCATGCCTCTGAACGCAGTCATACCAGTCATGCCTGGAGGCATGGCGTGACTATATTCAGTTGCTGATTGGCCTACTGCATCCTGTTTGGTTTTAAATGCACCTAAACTAGGATCCATCAAATTTGTGGGTGTTAACGGGCCAGTAACCGCTTGATATGTCGTGCTTTGTATTGGTTGATTTGGCCGAATACCGCTGACATATTTCCACAAGCTTTCAGGACTACGACCTGTCCTAGCAGCATGTGAATTGACTACAGCTGCAAGTTCTTGTTCTTGCAAAGCAGGGTCTGTAATTCCGCGATTAGACATGTTGGTATAAGCATTTGCAATTTGCTTGTCAAATGTTGCCATGTCCAAATCTGGACGAGGGGCCATGTTTGGATCAAACTTATCAGACCTAACCCAGTCAGGTACTTCGGAGTAAATCAAGTCATCAAAGCTGCCAATGTCCTGAAGTCCTGAACTGTCATATATGCCACGTAGGCCTTTTATACGTGGAGCGTACTCGCGGTGTATTCCTTCTAAACCGCTGTTTAACTCATCAACTGTTTGCGCTGACTTAAATAGCTTATCTGTCCGACTGTTAATGTCAGGTCGAATAGCACCAATGACTTTATAGAAATGATCTCGCCTAGCTTTTGTAACAGGATCTTCGGTTCCTGCTAAGCGCTTACGCTGCAGCTCCAATGAGTCTTCCCGATATTTCGCAAGAGCCTCATTCTCTTGTTGTTGACGCGACAACTGAGCAGATTTGATTGCACGATTCTGCTTAGTTAAACGACCTTGCTGATATCCACCTAGTAAAGCACCTAGAAGTCCCAGGGGTTCCATTAACCAAATCCTCCACCAGCCATAGAGCCAATGCCCTTTGCGGCACTCATCATTGATGCGCTACTAGCAGCACGGCGTGCATCCGCAGCAGACTGCAATGACCTGAGATTACCAATAAATCCTTGACGCCCTTGATTCAGAACGCCAAATGCTTGTTGGCCAAGTCCAAGACCTTGACCAAAATCACCTTGCGCCCAACTTGCCCCTGTGCCAAGCGCCTGACCCATGCGCTGTCGACCTGCTGATAATATTCCAGCAACTCCACCACCAAAACCTGGATTGTAACCAGCTGCATTTATTTGCGCAGATCGCAATCCGCCACCCGTTATTCCTGCGCGTTGGGAAATTCCGCGCATACGGTTAGTGTCTGCTGCTGCAAGCTGCCCCATGTCGTAGAGTTGATTATTAGGGTTCATCATTGCGTCCATGTATCGGTCACGATACATGTCCATGTTGTGCATTCCACGGTTTTGAAGCATTTGACCAAGGCCGCCGAGCTGACCAGAGTATGCATCAGATGCACCCATTAACCCACGCCCAATGCCTTCTTGTTCAACCTCGTAGCGTGATGGACCAGACCTGCGACCAAGCATTGACATTAGGCCCATGCCAGCGCCGATCATTCCAGCTGCTTGTCCGGTAGGGCCTAAGTTCTGCCATTGAGCTGCCGCAAAGTTTCTGGGATTCATTGAGATCCTAGAATTTTGATTATCAGCAGTAACCAAGGGTGCGTTCCCGTAGTATTCTTCTTCAAACATCGCTTCTTATCTCCCAACCCATCCGACATACGTAGCATTGTTCACAGCAGTGTAGTCTCGCGCTGTGTACTGCGTAGTAATCGTTGACGACCCACCGTAAATAGTGCCACTCACGGTAGCTATTGTTACGGCATTTGCAGTCGCGTCCATCTTCTGGATTGTAACAGTTTTCCCTTCAAACGTCCCGGGGTCTGGCAGAGTGATGGTGACGCCTGCTGCATTGCAATCTACTAACGCAATCATCGGAGCAAACTCAAGCTGCAAGTCTACTGTTATCTCGCTAGATACAACAAAGTTTGTACCCCATGGATCCCAAGGTTGTGACGTAACAATAACTGGATCTTCAACAGATTGGCTATTGCCTACGTATTGAACATTGCTTGCTGCCGCGCCTTGACCAGCAGCAGCTGGTGGATATATTGGCATCTATTACCTCTGTATAGCCATGTCGTAACAATGCAGATGAACTGCATGAATATAGAACAATCCTGTTGTTTCACCTGACAACTTAATCTGCAACGCTGTGCCTTTGATGTCTTTGCCAAGATTACGTATAGCAGCAGACCTGTTTACGTTTTGAGTAAAACTGTAAAACCCACCAACTGATATGCCACCAGTGCCAGAGCCAAGCTGAGATTGAACCAGCCAGTTAATCTTGACGCCAACTGGAGATATTGCAGGTACAGTCGCGCCATCCGCATTCTGTATGTGTAGGTCAAGCTGATATGCGCGGTTAGCCGCATGGTATGCGACACCTTCCGAATAAGTTTGACCATGTTGCCTCGTAAGTACAGACCAGTTAATAGGAAGCGTAGTTCCGCCAGTCTGAATATCTGCAGATCCTGCCAGCCTATAAAGCTGACCAGTGGTTCCACCAGCAATGACGTATTGGATGCTGTCACTAAATGACAGGACGCAAGCTGAGGTGAACGACTCGTTATTAATCGTGGTCCACTTGACCCAGCCCTTTGTCCTAGAGTCGAACACATAGACTGTTTGGTTAGCCGCACCGGCATTGCTTGATGTGGAGAATAGCATCATCCTCCTGTTTGCATACACCGCAAACGACTGCTGGTAATACGTCTTAGATATGTTTGCTGGACCCTGCATAGTTGGATCAAGCGACAGCAACTTACGCAGCTCATTAGACCTAGGGACTAACTGGCCTTGGTTGTATTGGACTACGCCGTTTACGGCAAGCCAGCAGATCTGGCCATCTACGTTTACCAGTGACTGAGGGGCAGCAATACCGGCGCCCGGTGTTCCAATCCACAACTGGACTGTGAACGTAGTAGGGTCAAAACCAATAATGGTACTAAAGCTGTTGTCCTTCAGGACATACAAGGTAGTCGATGTAGAGTTACTCTGCTGTATGTTTTCAGCGTACGAGCTGATCATTGCACGGACAATCTCTTTGTCCTGATGCCCACCAACAGTAAACGACACACCCTTTTTCTGTACGCCTGGCTCAGTCAGAACGGGTAGGTTTGTCGTGTATATACCGTACTCCAGATTCTGCTCAAGCTCCCACGTACCGTAGATTACATTGCCTTTACTGATAAACAACCTAGACTGGAACAGGGCTACTGCACTGGCACCAATCGGCAGGTTGTCTCTTCCAATCTCTTGGATGTGTCCCTGTTGATACAACTCAGGGATATACAGGAGATCACTATCCGGAACTGTGTCCGCAAGTGTAATGACGCCAGCATCTGTAACAGCTGAGTTGTTATATGTGGCAGTCCAGTTCTTTCCTGTAATGGTCTGAAGTCCAGTGGTAGATGGGTCGTACGGGACTACAGCAATTAACCTAAACCGACCGTCGCCAAATACTCCGTTGCACCTACGATACACAAGAACATGACTGTACTGAGCAAGCGTTGCGCGTTGTATCGTTGCATATGTACCAACTCCCGTAGATGCGGTCGGGCTGATAGCTGCTCCACCAACAGTTGAAGATATTGTTATAGTCGACCCAGTAGTAGTCTTTACGTAATAAGTAACACCACCTGTAATGTTGCCAAGCGTAGTCGTAAACACAATTGGGTCATTGACCGCAAACGGAGTATTCACGGAGATAGATGTGTTACCTGACGATACTGTGGCAAAGTAGTTGACTTTACCGTAGGACACATAATGGTCAATCCAAATCTGACCAGTCACAGATGTGACGTAACGTATCTTCCCACTTGCCGTAGCAGGAATGTTGTAATAAAAATAACTTGTCCCAGATAAAGCTGTCCATGACGGTGTCACACTTGTGCCATCCATCGCGATATATGTAATGGCGGGAGACGCAGCAGAAGACACTAACCGTATCTGATACTCAGCTGGGACGTGTGTAATAAGGTGTTGGTCGGCATCTGTCGCATCTGTAACTGCAACAACCTTGTGCCTATCCTTTGACATATCAACCGTGTAGTTTCCACCCGTAGTAGTAACTGATGGGTTGATAGTCAAGTTGACTGACGTCAAGGCGGCTGTAGTAAACACACTGTTAGATATGTCAGATATGTTTGTCTCATATCCATCTGAGGTTTTACCGTCAGCTAACAGCTGGTCTGGTCCAAGTTTAGCCGTCAGACTTGATGGGTACCATCTCGTGAAGGCATACTCATAGACGTTGTCTGGAGTCATGCTGTTGCCAGTTCTGACCAGATCTCCTATGCCAAACGCTGGCTCCCATGTACCAAACGACGTGCCATCAGATTTAAATACGTCCTCCAAGAACTTGACATACACATACTGGACATTACTCTTCTCGTCTTTAGATAACCTAAATAGGTTGAACGAGATGTATCTATTTTCTTTATCCCATACACCAATGGACGACCAAGATACTGTAGTAGATCCGTTCTTCTGCAGACCAAGAACTATGTTTGGATAAGACCCAGTGTCAGTAACAGATCCCGTTTCAAAGTCCCATTTAAATGACAGAGTATCTACAGTTGTTAGGTCTTTGTACGGTGATGTAAACAGGACTCGAATAGATCTATTCTTTACGTAACTAGCGTTACGCAAGGCAAGGTTTGTGTTCTCCTGCTTGAACTTGATTGACACAAGACCCGCGTTGTTCAGAGGGTTATCAGACGATGTACTTAGTGCTGCAACACTGGCGTGGAAACGTATGTTGTCAATGACAATGTCTTGCTGCTTAATTACGGCAGTGCTTTGAAACCTAATCTTGATCTTGTTTAACTGACTAGTAAACTCACGGAAGTCAATGACTATATTGTTTAACAGCCAGTCTGACTCGTTCAATGAATAAGCTTGCGCGTACTCCTTACTGTATATACATCCGCTGATCTCAGCTCCTGCTGTTGTCAATCCAGTGACAGTAACGGAGTATTTAACGCTGCCTTCAGTCTTTACAATGTTGGCAAATGAATACCATTGAAGGTTGTACAGACCTATCGGTGTAGTTGTAGTTGCTGGACCCCATTGCTCATAAGGAAGGTTAAGGACTGTCTGTTCTATGTACTCACCAGAGTTATCTAGAAGGATCGCCTTCTTTGTTCCTCCGACAGCGCTGGTGTATGTACTACTATTTGGAGCAACCAAGATCTTTGTGTTTGTGTTCTGAGCCCAGGCCAATCCACCTGTTGGTCCAATAATCTTGACTGATGCACCACCGTCACTAGACCAATCAGCTGCAAAATCAGCATTACCACTGTTGGCGGCGTCATTGTATCCATCGAAGTCTCCACTAGGGATAATCGGAGACAATGCTGGTGAACGCGTAGAGTTTTTAAGAAGGTTGTCCGACCACGTAGATGGCCACCCTGAAAGAGCAGTCTTACCGAATGCAGACTCAGCGGCTGTTAGATATGCCTCGTCAATATCAGTTCGAGATGCAATGGACTTGACCACTACACCTGTAAGGTTAGCCTTACTTTGCATGTAAGATTCACCATCAGTTGTGACTGACTCCAACTGCGGGATGTACTCAACAGGATTGGCTCCATCTGTACGAAACACGCAGCCGCCAGTGTACGCAGGGTTTGCTCCTGTGTCTGTACCGCGCCCAGGTACGCCATAGATGTATTTGCCGTGCTGCACGAGCTTTACCTGGCTTGCGTCAGGCCATAACCCGTATCCAAGGTGAGTGTTGGTAGTTGTGACTGGACTAGACACCGTGTGTGAGTAAATAGAATTACCACTGACAAATATGACTTTATTGTCTTGGTTATCCTTTGTTCGGTAGCCAATCAATGCGTATATAGGATTAGCAAGCGTAGCTGTAGTTTCGGCTTGCCAACCCGGACGTGGAGACAATGAAGTTCCATCAACCCACATATTTGTGACGTCTTGCATGAAGCCAACGTCGAGGGTATTTGGAGGAAGGTTGGTGTCAATGCCAATGAATCGCCTGTCGCCCAATATGTACGACTGCGTTCCAGATCCTATTTGTCTAGTGTTATCAGGCATCACTCACAACCTTTTCGTTTAAACTGTCTTGGTAATGTAGCAGTTATCACTGCATTATTACCCAATGTTCCATCCCTAGACACAGTGCAAACAGTAGCCCCATCTATTATCCAATCAGGGCAATTACAGTCTTCTGCAATAGGTACGTTTATAGGGTTAAGGGTAGCATTACACCTCATCGAAATAGCTTGAGTGTATGTACGCCTAACTGACTGGAATGTAGTTACATTAGCATGTGACGATACTGTAATTACAGCAATCTTGACAACAGTAGGATTGATTGCTGTTGACAGTGTTGTTTTACTTGAGAGCTGTGCCGATGCAAGTTTTAGTTTGTTTGCACTACTAGACAGTGTGGCTTTTGATGTTAATTTAAGCGCAACTATTTTTGTCACAAATGCGACAGGTGTTGCGATTACCTTACTAGATAAAGAACATGTAGCAACCTTTACTACAGCAGCTACAGGTGCGACTCTTGCCTTAGAAGACAACTGAGCAATTACTGTCGGACTACCACTTTTGGATCCAACAGGAGCCACAGTCGATTTACTTGACAGTAAGACAGATACTGTTTTAATTACTGTCGCAATTGGTGCGACTCTTGCCTTAGCAGACAACTGAGCAATACCTGTTGGGTTTCCACTCTTGGATCCAACAGGCGCCACAGTCGCTTTACTTGATAACTTGGCAACTACTGCTTTAGTTACTGTTGCTACTGGAGCAACTCTTGCTTTACTTGACAGTAGGGCAACTACTGCTTTAGTTACTGTTGCTACTGGAGCAACTCTTGCTTTACTTGATAACTGGGCAATACCTACTGGATTGCCACTTTTTGAACCAACAGGTGTGATTACTGTCTTACTTGACAGTAAAACAGACGTAGTCTTACTGACTGTAGCAACGGGTAAGACAGACGTCTTAGCACTTAAAGCTATTGCACGTATCTGTGTTTTTGCAGCTAACGGTGTTAGCCTAGCTTTAGAACTTAAACTTATAGATGCCTGTTTAGCAACAGACGCAACTGGTGTTACCTTGGCACTAGACCTTAGTTTAACAACAGCTATGTATCTTGGCGTCAACCTAGCCCTTGAGGACATGGAGACGCTGGCAATTACCGTCCTAGCAGGAGGGTTTATTGTTACTCTTGCAGAACTTCCAGCTGATACCGTTCCTGTTTTAGTACCAGAAGAGACCCCAAATGGGACGCCTAAAACGCCAAATCTGGGGCCTCCGCGAAGACCAGCAAGTGGTGTAGCCATTTTTTAGAACAAGTCTATTGTGATTCCAGTAAGACCAGCATTTGTACCAGCGGCAAACTGCAATACGTCTGTGGCGTTCAATGTAATACCTGACGTAAATGTTCCGTAAAAGAACACTGGATTACTTGTAGCACCCGTCAAGAAGTCAGCAGCTGTTGGGATCGTAGTACCGTTAGTACACAACGCAATACCTACAGCAGTGTCAGTTGTCCCAGACATCGTAATACTGATAGCGCTAGTGTTAAATGCACGTTGAAAATCAGCAGGTGTACTAGCTGGCCCAACAGTAAATGGAACCTGTGGCTTTGTGTATGTAGTCGCAATAAACGTAACACCTGTTCCGACGTCAACGTCAGATGTAGGCGCTGTTTTCAAAAGCCACAAAAACAAACCGCCTGTTACTCCCGGCGGAGTACCTGAGTTATTTAGCAGTTTGCTCAATACAGCGGTGGCTGTATATTGCGTCATAGCTACTGTAGTTGGCATAATTCACTCCTAACTTGGGTCTAACGATGTAACTGGATTCACGCCAGCAGTCGTAGTCAATGCTGCGTTCCAAGCCGCAGACGTGTCGTCTTCTTGATATACGGTCATTGTACTACCACTAATATCTACCTTGTTACGCAAATATCGCATAGCAGAAAGCATGTCACGCCCGGTAACCTTAGTGGCTGTAAACGCACCAGTAGACGGTGTTGCGATACCAAGTCCACCTTGTGCCGTACTAAGAGTAAATGTAGTTGACGTTAAGCTTCCGGAAATTACCCAGTAGATAACACCAAGTGCAAAGTTTACCGGGGCGGTTCCTACGAATGTAACTCGATCATCAACAGCCAATGTGTTTACAGCTTGAAATACGTTAGACACAATAGAGGTGATCGCAATATTGTTTGCTGCTCCAGCAGAAGTAAGACTTCTAGTCAACACTGCGTCGGATATTTCATTACGTGACCAAGAATGCTCACCAAGCACAACAAATTGATCACCAGATGTCGGAGTTGCGGTCAATGCGTCAGATGTTTGTATAACCCCATTAGTGGTTGTGAATGAGTCAATATGGAGTGATTGGCCGGAAAGCGTCCCACTAACAAACAGCAATGTCTGATCGGTATAGAAGTTATTAGCGCCTGTTAAGTTAGTCCTGAAATACACTGTTGAGTTAGCTGGAGAACCAGATGCTGCAACAGTACCTTCAGTTACAAAGTTTGCCTTGCGCAATATGTCTAGCAACTTACCCATTGTGCCAGCTGTTGTGTGGGATGCGTAAGGCTCATCCCACACACCATTAACTACTTCCTGCACAGCGTCTGTAGCAAGAGCCGATGCAGTCAACGAGTTAGCTGCAAATGATGTAGATGTAAGAGCACCAGTAGCCGTAGCTGCTACAGTTACCTGACCTGACGCATTGCCTGTTGGAAGACCACCAACTGCACCAGCTGCTGCGTTTGGCAAAGCGGTAAGACCAATTCTAACAACGTCAAATGGATCATATGCCATGATCTGGACTACGGAATTATAGTCACGGCTAACAGTAGCTTTTTCAATATTCAACGACACCCAACCAAGTGTGTCTACTTCACCAGTTGTGAGCTGGTAATAATACTGACCATTGCCGATCTCAGCCCATGTACCAGCACCAGACACTGGAGTTGCCCCGTTCTTGCTAACGTTAATAGTTGGGGCTGTGACGCCAGTTTCTGGCGTAAACCCATCTGTAATGTCTACAAGAAGTACAGGTATACGTCTATGTGCTGCATCTGCATCGCTTTGTTTTATCTGAAACATGACTACCTCACATTATCCACTAAGTTGATTAAATGATGAAGGAATTGAATAGATTGGAGTACCACCTGTTTGAAAATATCTCATCTGACATATCTCCAATGCTGCTGCTGGTATAGCAGTACCATCATCAACAAATGTTCCAGATGTGTATCTTGATACGCCCCATCCCATACCATTAGTGAAATCTGAAACAACTGCTGGCCCATCCACAAGGTGTCTAAAGATATTTTTATTGGCAGCAGCAGTAGTGGATCTAAACATTACATAATATTTTGTGCTAGGCGTTATCCATATACCATTGGCGACTATAAACTCATTCATCCTTGTTGATGTCGATGACGAAAACTGATCATTGTCATAAACACTACTGTAGAGTGTAGTACCAGCACTATTGAAAATTACGAAGTCGGTCAGTTCGTTGGCTGTCATTTGTACACCACAGTAAACAGATTTTAATAACAACTCTGGGAATGACGCTGGAGTTTGAAAATAAAAACCCACGTAAGTAGGATTAGCCTGGACAGCGCCAGATGCGTGTGCTGCCACTGGGCAAGACCAACCGTACCATTTGGTAGAAGAACCAACTATTGCTTGTGGGAAACCATTAGTAGTAGTCAACTTAGTAAATGTTCCTGCTCCTGATGCTCTTGTTAGCACGAGTGGTGAGTAGGTAGTAGTTGTATATCTTCTTGTAATACTAAAGGTTTGGCTTCCAGAGTTCTGGTTTGCCAATCTAATAACAATGTAAAACGTTGATCCTGCTGATGCAGAATATGGCGTTGTTAGCGTTATTGTAAGAAAGCCAGCAGTGTTTGGAATGTTTACAGCAGCACCAGATAATGACGTATTATCAGGTTGTCCATTAGTTAAATCTATTCCTTCAAGCCTTACAGTAGCAGGATTAGTAAGTGCGGAGGCAGCAGTACAATAAAGCATCACCCTTGTAATTGTGGCTGCCTCTGGCATCGTGATTTGATATGCGATGCCCATGTCGTCATTGTTTAAGTTAAACGTAGTAAATGTTGACGTAGCTGAACTTGCAATACCATCAGGATTAAGGAACCCTTTAAATCGCCCAGATGTCACATATGGCATTATCCTGAAAACCCTCCTGTAAACATGGGTGAAGCATTTACATAACCACCTCCACCACCAGCAGTGTTTTCATATCTTGATGCATCAAATAGAACTCTAATAGGAACATATTCTGTGGAGTTTTCCGTAAACGTGGTGCCAACCTTTGTAGTAAATTTACTTACTATTCCCGTAGATGAGTTCTGAATATCTACTCTTCTGGATAAGTTATAAGTTGCAGGAGTACCTGAACCTGACAAAGCCATCATGATGTAGTATTTAGCCCCTGGCGAAAGCCAGAGGTCAGTACCATTCCCTCGTAGGACTACAAAATTTGGGACAGCAGTACTCGTTGACGAGATAGCGTTGTCATAAGTCACAAACGTTTGCAGCAAAGTACCAGCACTGTTGTAAATTTTATAACTGACGTCAGCAGTAGTGATATTTGAAACACCTAATGCTCCCTCAAGAGCATACAACCTCATTTCCGGCATATTGGTAGGCATAGTAATACTAAAACCTACTTCATCAGTAAAGTTGGGTGTGTATTGAGTGGTTCCAAATAAATTGCTTTCACCAAACCATTCTGTTGCCGTTCCACAGAAACAAGGAAATGTTACTGCTTTAGACCAAGCACCAGCAGTTGTAGTTTTAGATGCTGAGTAAGTTCCGTTATTAGATTTAAATAATGCGCCTTGTTCTTGAGTTAGTAGACCAAGGTTAATAGTAGACCCAGCGTTGTTAAACCAGACTACATATAATTTATCTCCAGCAGACACAGCGTATGGTGTAGCAAGAGTAAAGATGTTCCAGGAGTTAGCAGTGTACGAGTTTGCTGCTACACTTGTAAGAAATGTTCCAGACGGCAATCCAGTAGCCGTATCAATGGTCTGTAAACCTATCTGCGCACTAGACGGATTAGTCGTAAGTGCTTGTACATAAACAGCAAAACGAGTTATAGAAACATTTTCAAAAAACTGAAAACCTTGTGCATGCCCAACATTACCCAACGATATATTGGTAACAGTACCTGTAGTCCTATTGCCAATATAACCAAGTGACGTCAACCCGTTTGCTGTTACTGTTGCCATTAGACTAGTCTTACGATAACACCATCAATTGCATCAGGATTAAACACTAATGTTTTACCAACTATGGCATTTTCGCCTTGCGCGTAAATGAGTTTAAGAAACATGTCTTTCAGGTCAGGTCTAAAGGACAACTCATTAACATAGCTGTCTAAACTTGCTTGATCTCCAAATTCAGTGCCATTGTCGTCGTACATTACATTAATGGTCACACCTTGTACGACTATCCCTTCTAACGTAACTTCTTCCATTCTTGTTATACTTTCAGCCCTTTAATGAATCTTTCAGCTACAGCGTTTACTAGCTGAACTGACCGCAAGCCTAGAGTACCTACTGCAAATGCGACACCTACTACCTGCTCAGGCGTATGCCATTGCATCTGCTTAGCAATCAGCGGTGTAAGATAAACAGCAGATAAAGTGCCTACAATTACACCAGCTAGACCATGCCACAGGTTTTTGACTTTGGTTTTATCCCACCAGTCAGTTCCTGCTACAGCGCCTATTGCACCTGCTATCACCTGTTCTTTATCCATCGATGTCCCTCGTCGTTTCGCTGACACGCTTCACCTCCGGTAGTTTAACTGAAAAAACTGGTAGGTTGCTATCTTGTCGCATGAAGAAGGCAATCAACGCAGTAGTCATAGCCGGTATACCAGCCCTGATACCTTCTATGCTACACAATAAGAGAACTCTGGTCACCACGCCGAATGACGCATTGTCAGAAATATGTTGCGCCTTCCACGCAGCATCAAACTCAGGAGCAGCCGAAGCGGTAAATGCACCTATGGCAAGAAGGATCAATCTACCCCAGGCTATATTCATCTTTGTCCCTGCTGTGGCACTGGGGGCATTGCGTATGGTGAACCTGGCGACTTCAAAGACTTATCAAGTTGAAGCCAGAGTTTCATTCGCCATTCATCATAAAACTGTTTCCAGAAAGCCCTGCTTGCAACTGATGGGTCATCAGTGTTCTTCATTACAAGCATCATAGCCGCATAGGCGCCAGCCATTTGCCGAAGTACGTCATCAGGTAGGAAGTCGTATGAGTTAGTATTATCAAGAGCTGGAACAGCTGGAATCCCACACCCATGAATAATTAAAGATACAGACCCACCAGTAGCGTTGCCTGGGTAGATGTTTACTCGATTATTGTCTGGTCTGTACCAATACAACATCGACGAAGATGCGTTAGTTGTAGTTGTTTTGTAGTTTAGGTCGTTTGCTCTAACTGACTGCTCACTAGCGTGGGACAATCTTGTGGTTGAGATGTAAACATCAGTCGGATACCACAGCTCGCTATTCAGGGGAACCGTAGTTGATGTACCAATAGTTGTGACACCATTCGTACCATTAGTCAGAGAGGCAGTATTGACTACTGGGTAAAACACACACGATCGGCAGATGTTGGCAATGCCGTCAAGGATGTATGTCCTAACTGTAACATCACTAGTAATTGTTGTTCCGCCAGTGCCAGTTGGCAGCTGACCAAGCGTTGAGTTAGAGGATTCGTTTAGTAAGCGATAAGTCTCTTGTCGTATCGTGTCTATGGATATAGCCATTACGTAGCTCTCCTTGCATAGGTTGCAGCAAAGCTCTCAACCATACCCATACGTTTCTCGTATTCTGATTGATAATACTGAAGCATCTCAACATCGCGTTGCTGCATTGCTTTTTTGAATAGAACACCATAGACAATGCAGTCGTGCGCAATATCTGGCAGTGGGCATTCTTGTTGGTCGGCTGGAGTTGTCGACGGAGTACCAGCAGTCGTGTACGTCCATACATCTCCAGGAATAGCGTAGCCTTCAATCATGATCCCTGAAGGCGTACTAACTGAAGGCGATGGGTAAAGCTTAATTCGGTTAGGACCAAATATCAATGCATGTGTTGGAGTTGATGGCTGAGTGTCACGACGGTATACATCGTTATTGCCTTCGTACCATTCAACTAAACGCATGCGCTTATAGTTGCCGTCATCGTTTAGCACCATGACGTTTTTAATGCGATACAGATCACTCGCGCAGTATTCATCTGTACCGTAAACGGTATCCAAATACCGACGACCAATGAAGCAGTCAGTTAACCTGGCT